TCCGCAGTAATCTGGATTTAATTAATTCTGACAGAATTTTGAGGGAATTTATTCAACAAATAAATATCAATCTATATACATATCTAAAAAATGCTTGTATAATAAAGATTTAGATAGATTGTACAAGATAAGTGTGTGTTATTTGTGCATAAAATGTGCATAATTTCAGGAGGTTTTAGATTGATAATAAGACATCTTTACCAACGTACTGTTGTCAAGAACGGGAAGAAAATCAAGGCTTGGTATTACTGGTTCTATGATGAGAACGGAAAGCAAATCCGGCGGAGTTGCGGAAAAGGCGGAAAGCCGTGCGTGCTAAAAAGGGAGGCTGAGGCCTATATTGCCTCACTGGGAAATAACGAGCCAGAAAAATCCATTCTTAATGATTATTTTTCTGATATGTATACAGAAGGCTCATTGTTTCTTCGGAAAAAAGAGGCGAGAGGAACTGTTTACACTTATAGGACGCTTGTGCATAAGCGTGTCTTTCTGAAATGTATCCTAGATAAATTCGGAAACAAGAATGTCAATTCTCTTTCGGTATACGAGATTGATAACTGGCTAGTCAACCTTGAGCACTCAAACTCATGGAAGAATTCCATTCTGTCGGTTTTCGAGGATATGTTCAAGGAATTGTATCTTGCAAAGAAAATTGACTATGTGCCTATGTTGGAAAGGTTCAGGCTGACTGACAAGAAAGAGAAAGGCATTTTTTCAATAAAGGAGATAAAAACACTTTTTCCGGTTTCCTATGATGAGATTGTTGATATTTGGAAATGGAAAACGGAAATTCCGCTTCCTGAATGGCAGTTCTATTCATTGGCGGTTCTTGTGTACACGGCCTTATCAACTGGAATGAGAAGCGGCGAGGTAAGGGCGCTGAAGCAGTCCCAGTTTATTTCTAACAATGCGGTTCTTATTAACTGTATGCTCGGAAATAAGAACGAGGAAGTCGACCATTTGAAGAAAGGTACAGACAAGAACAAGCGCTGGCGCGTCGCGGTCTTGCCTGACAGGACTGTTGATATGATTCATAGTCTTCTTGGCCTTAAAAATGACGATTCGCCTTATATATTCACGTATAAGGGAAAGCCGTTCGCTCCGTCCGCCATAAACAAGATGTTGCACTCTGTTCTGGAGAGGCAGGGCATTGACTGGAAGAAAAGGAATATAAGCCTGCACAGCACGCGCTACACATACAACACCATTATGAAGTCAAAGATGAACAACATAGATTTAAGGCTTTTAATGGGGCATACAAGCGAAAGAATGACGGAATATTACGACAAGTCAACGGCGGTTGACCATCTGCCGGAGCTTATTCAGAACGCTCCGATAATAAATTCCGTCTGGAAATGATTTCCTGCGTTGTTTCTGCCCACAGCTCCCATTCGCTGACAAGCTCGTCGTAGTATGCTATTACTTCCGCATATTCCTTCGGGCTTGCTGGTATTGATATGTTTTTGCGCTCAGGTTCTGGAGGCAGTGTTATTTTTATTTCTGATGTTGTCCTGCACGCGCTTATTGTTAGCACTGACAATATCAGAGATAATATTATTAACTTCTTCTTCATTTTTTGCTTTCCTGATTCTATTCTTTGTTTCAGAGCCGCTATCTTTCAGCTTCTCCAGTTTTTCCGCGTGTTCTTTTAGAAGCTCAATGTTTTTAGAGAGATTCTCCACATTGAGCTTTAGCCGCCGGATTTCTTTTCTGCCTGAGACAACAGCCTTTATACACAGGTAGCAGACTGCAATAAGGATAAGGATGACCGCTGTCAGGGAAATTATTATTTTAGCTGTCATTGCTTGTCTTCCTTGCTGTAAATCTGTTTCTGCCATACGTTCGCGCCGATGTAGGCAAGCGGAACGCCGCATAGCCACTGTGCTATTGTTGTGAACTGGTTTCTATCGGCAAACACAATGAAAGTAACCATTATGATAGCCCATATTGTAACCCAGAGCTTGGCTGATTTTAGCTTGCTTCTTTTTTCTGTCTTTTCAGAAGTTTCAGCGGTCTTTGTTTCTTCGTTTTCCATTTTGATTTTTCTCCTTGTTTTCTCTAAGTGGTTATTTTTTCCTGTACGGATTCCTTGAATTCTTCAAGAAGCTCCGGGCGTTTTGTCCATAGCCTCGGACAGTCTTTCCAACCAACTATGTTGTGGTGCGTTGTTATGTCCTGCGCTGCAAGTCCGTGTCTTTTGCAGATTCCGGCGCATAGTTCCGACGCGGATTCAACTGTGCTTGACGTGAAGTTTCCGTACAAGTCAACAGGGCATAGCTCGATTCCGATTGTGCATAGGTTAGGGGCGCTTGTTTCTGCCGTGTATTGCCCGAATTTTTGCCGCGCATAGTCTGTATAGATTTTTCCGCTTGCCGGGTCAGTCCGTGATGTTCCGCAGTGGTAGGCTACTTCATCTTCCGGCATGCACTGGATTATCTCGCCTTTTATGCCGACTATGTAATGGGCTGAGCCATAGCCTCCCATTCCTGTTTTTTTCGCCTCGAAATAGTCGCGGTTTTCTTTCGCTGTCGCGCCTGGATTCGCCGTCCAGTGCATTACAATTGCAAGGACTTCTTTTAGCTTCTTTCCCGGCCGTGAGTATTCATTGATTGTCAGGAAGTCTTTTGTTATCTCCATTTTCAGCCTCCGATTCTAATGTGTCCGATTATGAAGCCTACTGTCGCGGTGAGAATTCCAGTAAGGATTGTTCCGAGAATTTTTTTCCATAGGGAGAGGGCCATTTCTCCGTTCTTTTTTTCCAGGCAAGAAACACGGCTGGAAAGAGCCTCTACTGATATTGTAAGCTCCGAAAGGTTGTGAGATATAATCTTCTGATCTGTCAGTATCTCGGTGAGCTTTTCAATCTGCTTATCCTGCTTGTCCGAGTGGACTTCAATGTTTTTCATCCGAATATCAAGCCCGTCCATTTTGCTTTCAATTCTTGAATCGCGTTCATTGGATTCTTTCTGCAAAGCCAATAATTCGTGCAGTATCGTGCTGTCTCCAGTTGCCATTTATACCTCCTGAATTATTTTACTCCGCAAAAAAAAAGCCGGTCAGACATTAAATCCGACCGGCTCATTTGGTATGACACCTATCAAGAATAATATAAACCACTCTTGCCTATTTTTCAAGGTGTTTCATTGTGAAGAAGAAATAATCAGAAAGTTTTCCTTCCGGTGCGTCCTCGTCCGCAAGGTATGCGTCCGCAAGTTTCGCATAGAGTGAGGCGTCTGCCTGAACGCCGGATTCGGTGAACACGTTTCCGTAGTCGTAGTACATCATGTGCATTGCCGCCCAAAATTCGCGCTCTGTGTAGTCCTCCTCCTTTCCGCTGAAAGTGATGTCAACTTTTCTTGCCGCGCTGTTTGTTTCTTCAAGCGTCCATTTTTGGCCGCCCTCGTTGCCGTGCTTCATGTGAGCCACCATTTCAACGCAGAAGTCGTCGCAGAGGTGGTTTCCGTAGATGTCCTTGTAAAGCCCCTCGAAAATCTCCACCCTTGAGTTTTCTGAATCAATTTTAGCGGCCACTGTCTGGAGTATTTTTTCGGCGTCCTTGCCGTCCTTGATTCCTGCTTCAATAAGTTTCTTTATGTTCAATGTCATGTTTTTCCTCCCGGGAAAAAAGTTTTAATCAACGACTCTATATAATCGCTAAGAAAGAAATCAGTTTCAGGGATGCTTAATATGTCAGTTATTTTGCTGTATTTTGACAGCTGTACAACTTTTTTGAACAACGCGCCGTTGAAACTTCCGTCTTCTTTCATGAACACTTTTGCCTTTTCCTCGAATTTCTTTATATACACATTCGGGTTAATTCCAAACATACTTAGAATTAATGCCGTTTTGTCCGGCAGACATTCCTTTCCGAACAGCATTTTAAGGAGTTTGGATTCAATTCCGTCAAGTTCTGACTGGACGGTTCTGGCACATTGCTGCGGCACGCTCTGAATCTTGTTTCTCATTCTTCGCTCTTTTTGAATCGTTTTCTAATAAAGGCGGCGGAATTTCTCCGCCGTCTTTTCCGTGTTAGCTGCCTGCCGAAGCCGCTGTGGTTTCAGGAGTTATTTTCACTCCGCCCCAGCCCGGGCAGATTGCCGAATTTGGAACTACCATTTTCGTAATCTGTCCGCAGCAGTTCTGCAATGCGGCTATTGACGACGCATTTGCCGCTACATTAGCCGCGATTGCTGCGTTGTTCACTGCCTGCTGTGTGTTCCAGGCATCCTGTTCCCTCTGGTTCTGGTTGATTTTTGTCGAGAGACGCTCGTAGACATCAGCAATCTTGATTTCTGTGTTCTGCTCGCTCTTGAGCAGGGCGATTTCAGAATCTTTTGCCGCAATCTGCTGTGTCATCTGCAATTCAGCCTTTGAAACAAAGGTGTTGCTGTCGTTCGCGTTCGGACAGCCGCGGGGATTGACGTTTCCACTGGAAAGACTGAGGATCCCGTTTCCGCCTGCCATCAGTGTTCCGAGGCCTCCAAGGACTGTGCCGAGGATTCCAAGGGCTTTTGTTCCGTTTCCGGCCGCGTCGAACAAGCCGCCGGATTCTGTCTTAACTTCCATAAAGATACCTCCTTCTTTTATGCAAGATGTTAGTATTTTACGGCAGCCGGACTGTTGAATGTTGCAGTATTATTGTTCTGTTCTTTTATTAGTTTTGTAGAGATTCCATATTCATATACTTTCTGGATTGCTGAGCGTTTCAGGACGCTTATGTAGGCAAGGGAAAGGTTCATCTCGACGGAAAGCTCCTTTATTGTCTTTTTTTCAAGCTCCGTGTCGGACAGTATTTTCTTTTCCCTTGATGTCATGTTGATACTGTCTATCAAGTCCATCACAAACGATTTGTCCACATTGCGCAGCAGTTTTTTTGCCGCGGTTGTCATTCTGCTTGTCATTTTTCATCTTCCTATAGAACTCTGACAATGCCGAAACAGAAACAAGAATTGACCTCTTTCCCTGCATCGGCAACGCCAGAAACAGCAACAAACTTTTTAAGTTATCTTTCATTTTTTTTACTCCTGCTGAAATTATAGGAGAAAATTGGAACTTTAGTAGCATAGGAACGTTGCGATATGAGTAGGATTGAATGTATTTTTTTAATGGCAGACTGCTTGCGGCGGCTGTTATTTCTCGTTCTTCCAGAATTCAACCTGGCTTTTGATGATTGCCATAAGCGGCGCTCTTCTTTCTTTTGGAATCTGCTTCAGGAGAGCGAGGGCGTTTTCTATGTCGTCGTCCACCTGCTGCTCCTTGCCCAGCACGAGATACTCTATCGACACACCCAAGTATCTGGATATTTTAAGGCAGATGTCCACAGACGGAACATTGCGCCTTTTCCAGTCCGCAAGGTTCTGTGTTGTGAATCCAAGGTCTTTAATCAGTTCCGATCGTGTTTTGCCCTGAATTTCAAGAAGTTTGTCTATGTTTTCAATAAATTTTGTTCCATTCATAAGAAAATTATCGGAAAATCCCGCAAAGAACTTGACGGCAAATTGCTATATATTTATACTTATTTATGGCTATATGCTATTGATGGCAGGTTTTCCATAGTCAAATGATACTGGAGAAACGAGAAAAAATCTACTTTCCGTTTCTTGGAAGGAAAGGAAATGCAGCTGAAACTGTTTGAGGAAGAAAAGAAGCCTGGAATTCACATAGACAAGCCGATACGGCTGATTGAGCTGTTCGGCGGCTACGGAAGCCAGTCTATGGCAATGAGGAACATAGGCGCGGACTTCGTGCCTTGGAAGCTGGTTGAGTTCGACAGGTTCGCTGTCGCGTCATACAACGCCGTGCATGGAACTCATTTTGAGACAACGGATATAAGGGGCGTTCACGGAAACGACCTGGAGATAACAGACAAGGACAAGTACTGCTATTTTATGTTTTATTCGTTCCCATGCACGGACTTATCCGTGGCCGGAAAAATGGCGGGAATGTCAAAGGGAAGCGGAACAAGAAGCGGGCTTCTGTGGGAGGTTGAGCGGATTCTGTATGAACTGAAAGGAATGGATTCTCTGCCTCAGATGTTATGCTGCGAAAACGTTCCTCAGATTGTGTCAACGAAAAACAAGCCGGACTTTGACTTGTGGTGCAAGAGCCTTGCAGATTTAGGCTACTTTTCGACATGGCGGATTCTCAATGCGAAAGATTACGGTGTTCCTCAAAATAGGAACAGATTTTTTATGCTGTCTTTCCTTGGAAAGGACTATGAGTATGAGTGGCCGGAGCCTGTGCCGCTGACAAGACGGCTGAAAGATGTCCTTGAGGACGAGGTCGATGAGAAATACTATATCAACAGCGATAAAGCGGACAGGCTGATTCAAGACCTTGAGGAGCGCGGAGTTATCGGGAATGAAACCGTAAAGACAAACGGAAAAGACATCGTGAAGAAAATCGATATAGCAACGACAGTCTCAGCGCGTGATTCAAAAGGCTTTTCGGAATCTTTCCAATGCATGAACGGCGTTGTTGAGAGAACAGAGAATTCTTGTGGTGGGGGGGGGGCGCAAATGCGTTGACCTCACAGTCAACAGCCCTAAGGAAAGGGAAGTCGCGAACTGTATCATCGCAAGGACAGACTGCGGAATCAGCAACCTGCTGTCAACAGGGACAGGAGTTGTCGAGAAAATCCTTGACGGTACTTTTAAGCCAGTATGGAAAGAAAATTGAAAAACAGATTGATATAGCATCGTGCCTTATGGCAAGGGACTACAAGGGGTTTGGAAACCAAGCTATGAGCGGAGTGATAGAAATTGAATGAGATAAAAATATTGGGCGGACTGCCCGGACATAAAAGAAAAGGCGGCGGTTTCCAGACCGGGTATTCGGTCTACGGAGCTGACGGAATAAGCACCGGCGTTGCTGTCGCATGGGGGGGGGGATATGTACCGATGATAGTCGAAAATAAGATAAAGCAGATAGGCAACCTGGCAGAAAAGCAGGGCGGACGCAAGAATCCAAGTTGCGGAAGGATATACGACACGGACGGAATTAGTCCTGCCCTGAACACAATGCAGGGAGGAGGAAGAGATCCGCATATCGTGGCAATGAGAGGAAGAGAAACAAATTCAAGGGAGAAAGGGCTTGCGACGGAGCAGAGACTGGAGATGAAAATGGACGGAACAAGCAACACACTGACGACAGTTCAGAAAGACAATCTTGTGCTGGAAAATAAACCTGAGGCCGGTGAACTTGTATGACGAAAACGGAAAGGAGACATCATTCCAAGATAGGTGCTATAAGACGGATAAGATAACTCCGGCGGTAACATCTTCATTCCGACCGAGCTATTTACACAAGCACAGAATCAGAAAACTCACGCCAAAGGAATGTTTCCGCCTTATGGGCGTAACGGACGATGACGCGGACAAGATGCTTGCGGTGAACTCCAACAGCCAGTGCTATAAGCAGGCAGGTAACTCAATTGTTGTGTCTGTACTGGAGGCGATTTTCAGGCAGCTCGGCATAAAGGGCGTGGAAGCCTGGAACAAGGCGAAAGGAGAACATGGAAATGTCTGAAACCTCTCTCTATAATGGCGACTGCTATGAGCTGCTTCCGCAGCTGCCTGACACTTCTATTGACCTTGTAGTAACAGACCCGCCGTACAGAATAAGCGAAGAAAAAGGACAAGGAATCTATAAAAAGAATGTCAGATGTCTTGATGAGCTGAAAACCCTTGATTCCCTTGAATTTTCGCCTAAAGAGTTTCTTGACCTTGTAAGGCCGAAAATGAAGCGGTTCTACGGCTATTTTTTCTGCAACAGATTTCTTATCAGGGAATATCTGGAATAGGCGGATGAAAACAAGATGAAATTTGACATATTCACGCTTTTAAAGTCAAATCCGATTCCAGCATGGGGCGGACATCATCTGAATGATACTGAATACTGCCTACTTATAAGGGAAAGCGGAACTTATTTCAACAGAAAACTGGAATTTGACAACTACAGGAAATCATTTGTGCAAAAATGCGTAAAACGAATACATCCGGCGGAGAAGCCTGTGGAATTTCTTGAAAGGTTCATAAGGGTTTCCTGCCCGGAAGACGGAGTTGTTCTTGATCCGTTCATGGGAAGCGGCTCGACCGGCGTTGCGGCAAAAAGACTTGAAAGAAACTTTGTCGGCATAGAGAAAAGCCCTGAATATTTTGAGCTTTCAAAGAAGCGTATTGAAGAGGTCTGCAACCCGTCGCAGATGTGCTTTGATTTTCAGTGAAATATAGAAATTATTTTATTTTTCATTTTTTGCCCCCATTTTTTATTATATCGTGCACCCGAATTTGCATTTTAGGGCTTGTTTAATTTTTATGCGGAAAGTTCAAATCACTGTTATTCAGAATTAGAGGGTACGGATTAAGAATCGCTGGGGATTTCTTTTTTCCAGAATTCGACCTGCGAGGCGATTACCGCGTTGAGCGGGCCTCTTTGGGCAGGCGTGAGCATGAGGAGCTTTGACACTGTTTTCTGTATGTCTTCCGGGAGCGCGCCACTTTCCTTTTCGCCGGTGAGAAGATACTCCATGGAAACGCCTAGGTACTTGGCGATTCGGTAAAGGTCGTCTGACTTGGGAAAAATATTTCTAACCTTCCATGATGAGAGCGTTTTTTGATTAATTCCGATTAATTCAAGTTCTTTTGCAGTAACAAGAAATTTTATTCTCTCAACCATATCACTTGCAGAAAGTTCCATAAAAAAATCCTTTAAAATGATTATATTCTACTTTTGTAGATTGACATTTCTACAAAAGTAGAATATAGTAATTCTCATCAAGGGAATCACCCTTGAAAAAGACAGTTTAAGAAAACACTTCCACTTTTTTTAAACTGTTTTTCAGTTTGGCCTTGTGCCTTGAATCCGTGGAAGCCCGAAAGGGGGATTCTTGGCGCAGGGCTTTTTTATTTCTTACAGGTCTTCTCTGGGTGGACTATCCGCCAAGATGTATACACCCGGGAAAAGACACAGGAGGTTCACGAATGAACTCAATTATAGAATCGGCTAAATCTGAAAAAACTTTAGCAAAAATCAGCGTGTTTGAAAACGCTGAATTCGGCAGCGTCCGTATCGCTGTGATTGACGGAGAGCCTTTTTTCGGGGGAAAGGACGTTGCCTCAATCCTTGGCTATAGCAATCCAAGGGACGCTATAGCCAAGCACGTTGACAATGAGGACAAGGGTGTCGCGAAATGCGACACCCTTGGAGGCACACAGGAATTGACCGTCATCAATGAATCGGGCTTATACTCTCTGATTCTGTCAAGCAAGTTACCGGGCGCAAAGAAATTCAAGCGGTGGGTAACATCTGAGGTGCTTCCGTCTATCAGGAAAACAGGCTCTTACTCCGATGTACCTAAGACGTTCGCGGAGGCTCTGCGCCTTGCGGCGGAGCAGCAAGAGGAAATCGAGCGGAAGAACGCTCTTATTGAGGAGCAAAAGCCGAAAGTCGAGTATGTAGACAACTATTGCAATTCATCAAATCTTGAGGAAATCGGACATCTGGGCAAAGTTACAAAAATCGGCGAGCAGAAGATTTTCAAGCGGCTTCTTGACGACGGATATATCAAGGTGCGCTACTCAACAGAGGGCGTAAAATGCTACGACCCATGCTATGGATATGAGAAATACTTTGAGACGCTACACGTGCCGTTCCTGCGGGGCGACAAGAAGTTGAGCCGCGACAAGCTGATGCTTACCCACAAGGGCTTTATGTTTTTCCGTGCGAAGTATGCGACAAGAGAGATGATAGAGGAAACCGCGGATAGGTGGATTGAGAAGGAGACCGGAAAATGATAGTAAGACAGGAAGGAAAGTTTGAGGACTATTTCCAGCGGTTCACGGAGAACTGCGAGACAGGATATGTAGACGGCGACCTTAACAGCCTGGAGGTGGACACAGAGAGGCTGAAGAAAAGAATCCTTGCGAGAATCGACACGCTGATAGCGTGCCTTGTTGCGGTTGAAATTGTGGAGAAGAACGGAGGAAGCGAAAATGGCGGCGAGAACTAAAAAAAACGAGAACATAGAAACGGCGGTGGCAGTAGCGGAAAGCGGAGGAATAGCGGACTTCAATCTTTCTGCGGAGATTGTGGCAGGGAAACTGACGAGCAATGCGAAGGAACTTGGGGAGAGAATCCGCGGAGAACTGAAGAATTTCACCGCCGAGCGGTATATCGGACACCCGGAGGCGGCGAAATCTGACAAGGCTGTTCTTACAAAAGCGAAAGACGCAATTGCGGAGAAGAGAAAGGAGATCACGAAGAAGTGGAACGAGCCGCTGGACGTGTTTCTTTCGGAGATGAAAGCCCTTGAAAAGGACGTGGCGGCGGCCTATGACGGTCTTAACGCTGTTGTGAAGGAAGCGGAGAACGCGGAGAAAGATGATAAGAAACGGCAGATTGAGGGCTACTGGCATACGCTCGGCTTCAATGTTGTTCCGCTTGAGCGGATTTTCAACCCTAAATGGCTGAACAAGACTTTTTCAATGACTGATGTCATGAAGGAGGTTGAGAGCAGGATTGAGAAAATCACAGGCGAACTTGCGACGCTCAGAAGCATGCAGGACGAGGATTCAGAAACACTGCAATCGTTCTATATAGACACGCTGGACTTGAAGGCGACACTTGAAAAGGGAAACCAGCTGAAAGCGAACAGAGCCGCGCTAAAAGCCGCTGAGGAAGACAGAAAGCGTAAGGAAGAGGCGGAAAGAAATGCCCAAAATGAGGCAAAATCGGCTGAAAATGCCAATAATAACGCTGATTTTGCAGAAAATCCGCAAAATTCGGCTGAAAATGAGGATAAAACTGCGAAAATTGATGAAAAACAGCAGAATCCATTGGAAAACCGCTCTTCTGATGAAGAGATTATGTCGTTCAAACTGGAACTGTATGGAACACGGCGACAGCTTATCGCGCTCCGGGCGTACATTGACAGCAACGGCATTAAATACAGGAAGTTCTAGGAACAAGGGGGAATATATGAACGGCAAACAGGCGAAGAAGATAAGAAAGTATGCAAGGCAGATGTACACGGAACATAGGGAGAACTACCGGCGGCAGATGAGCGGTTCTTTATGGGAAGATTTTTTCTATGTTGTATCGAAGCTGAACCTGCGCTCAAGGATAAGGCTTGCGATGATGATTATCCGCGGAAAGCGGATAGGAAAGTAAGGAAAGCCTTATGGAACTTGAGATACCTGAAATCAAGGAGATAAAGGCGCTTATCTCCGACATGAAGAAGTCCATTCTGACAGGCTCCGCTGAGGAGCTTTCTCAGAAATGGTACAACGACGAGCAGTGCTGGAGGCTGAAAGGCGGGCTTGCGCTCAACACATACAGAAATAACAGGTTCTTCCAGTGCAAGGGCGGAATTCCTGACGGATATGTAGGAGGGCGCAAGGTATGGTGTCGGGAGAGCGTGCTTGAATGGCTTCCGCTCACGGACAGCGAGCTGGAGGAATACCATAGGAAATACAAGACGGGGGCAAAAAGGAAATGATGTATGGAAAAGATTTTTCGCGGGAATTTTCTATCAGAATGAAGAAAAATAAAAATGATTTTTGCGCAATGTGCAAAGACTGTGTGTATTTTGACGGAACTAAAATGTGTTCAAAATACACGATGATTACGGAATTTTGGCAGAAATGCAAGTCGTTTTGGAGCAAAGATGAAACTACTGAGTAATAAGCAGAAGGCTGCTGATAATATCCCCCTGTTCCAAGTCGTAACGGTGCATATAGGCACGCAGCCGGAGTTCTACGCGAAGAGCCTTGTGAATAACTGGAAAGGAATCAACCGAATTACGGAGAAGCAAGCCGAGTTGGACGGAAAAATGCACGCGGAGGCATTGAAATTCTTGTTTTCCAGGCGTCTTAGATAAATGGAACTTGAGGAAGAAATGCTTGCCGCCCTGCTCTTGTATCTGGGCGGCAGCGAGTTCGGGAGCGTGGAGTGGGAAATCAAGATGAGGCTGATTCTAGGGGAATCCGAGGAATGCAGTAGGAAGCAAAAATGATTTATAGTCATTTTTTTAAATCCACAATTTTTTTTAATGCGTTGTTTTCATTTTCCTTGATAGAAGATATAAGTGCATTGAGATAATTTATTTTGTGAGCTCGATTTGCTTCAATATTTTCTAATATTGATGGCAGAAGTTTTTTATCCCATACAAGGCTTTTGCATTGTTTTATATAATCATCGCAAAGTTTGTTTACAGTTTTGAGATTTTTTTGAACTTCTTTTTCAAAATCTTCCAATATCTTAATAGCTGCTGATAGTTTCTCCTCTGTTTCTTCTACGGAATGAAGCTGAGTGTTTAGCAGTTCCTGTTTGTTTGTGATTACTGATATTTCTTGATTTAGTCTTTCATTGAATATTGAACTTGATTCTTGAAGCTGCTGTTCAAGATGTTCAAGTCGGCTATTATTTTTCTGATTTTCAATTTGTTTTCTTTCTTCCAGCAGTTTTTGTTGCATCATAATTTGAATGTCAATTTCATCTACATACTGGTTTTTATTTTCTTGAAACCATATATCAGCTCTTTTTTTTGCTTCCTTTATGCCCTTTACTAAAAAAATAATGTCAAGGATTAATACTATTGCTGAACATACACACATTATTTTTGTATATGTGTGTTCCCATGAATCTGTGTCTAATAACATTCCTATAAATGGAAGTATGAAAACGAGAAAAAAAGCTACTATGCTTATTCCGGAATATATGTTTATCTTGTTTTTCTGATTAGAATAATCAATATCCAAAGCACATTTTGCGCAAACGGTTCTTGTGCCGTAATACAAGCCGTATGATGTGCTTGAACGTCCTTTTGAACTAATGCTGTAACGAGTTGAGTTGCCGACTGTAACAGTTCTTCTGTAATTTACGTGCTGTTTTCCGCATATATAGCAAGTGCCCATTTTATTCTCCTCTTTTTTCTTTATATGTTTCTAATATGCTGAATTTTGCGTCTGGGTGAGATTTTAGAAATGAGCTTTTATTTAATGCGGAATGAAACTGTTTTGCATTTGCTCTCATTTCTCTGCTTGTGTAAAAATCCTCCAAAATGTATACAACTTTTTTATAATCTTGTTTTTCTTCCATAAGCCTTGACAATGTATATCCGTGAAGAATATCAGCATATCTTAATTCTTTTTGCATTTCATTTTGTGAAAGCTGCTTTTCTTCACATTCTGATAATTTTTCCGCAATAAATTCAATCGGTTTTCCGCCGAATTGAGAAACGTCATAAACCGCTTTTGTAAAAGGAAAATTGTTTATTGTCGTTATGATTTCATTATCATATTCTGTAGAATCAGACAACAAACTGTAACATATAAAATCAATGTATTTTTGGTCGTGAATGCTATGAAAGAATTTGTGTGAATAATGCCAGCTTTCTTCTGTATGCTGCTGCAAATACGGTTCAAATAAATATTTTTTATTGTTGCAATCATATTCGTAAATCGGTTTTTTGTTTATAAATAAAACAGCGTTTTCTTGGGCATATTTCCACGTATTTTCATCAAACGGATTGAACAGTTTGTTTTTCAGTGTTTGCTCGATATTGTTTACTTGTGATTGAATTAAAAATTCTTTTTCTTTAATTTCTTCCAGATTGTTAGTTTTCAAGAGGCGCTCGAGAATACCTTCCACATTTTTTTGTTTCAGTTTGATTTTGTTTTCATCTGTATTATTTTTATTTAAGAATTTTTCTAAAGCATTGATAAAATTAACAAATTCTATGGCTTTCATCGGTTGTGTTTTTTCATCGCAAATAGTAACTCCTTTGTAAATTGCGACTTCATCAGGAGATACATATCTGTACGTTTCCGGGTTGGTTATATCAAACAGGCTGCTCATATTATTTTCCCGTCAACGCTTGTGTCATCAAGTCTATAGAGTGTTTTTCCTTATCATTCAGTAGTTTGTAGTTTTGGATAAGCTCACGTTCGCGTGCTGAAAGTATGAATTTTTCTTTTTCATCTTCTGACAGAAATATTTCGTCCATATACATTTTTTCCCCGGTAAGAAGCCATTCCATTGATACTCCGATGTATTGGGCGATTTTGAAAAGGTCGTCAGAACGAGGTGGTCGGTTATTTTTTTTCCACGTAGAAATTGTTGCAGAAGAAAAACCAAGAGGCTCTAATTCTTTTAATGCACAGTGTTCTTTTATGCGTTCTATCATTTGTGAAATATTAAATTCCATAAAATCCTCATAAAATACAAATTATCTTGTAAATATTAGTTGACAATCTAATGTTTACAAGATATGCTTAAATCATACATAGGTTTTTACCCAGACAGTTGAAGAAAAATAACGCCTTTCTTGAACTGTTAAAAGTTCTAGGGCTTTGCAGGCTCTATCCGGCGTTAAGTTCCGCAAGGAATTGGATAGGTTTGCAGAGCTCTTTTTTTTATCAGCGAACCTTTTCCAGGTGTGTACATCTTGGCGGATTATCCACCGTGGAAAAGGAAGGAGGTCAGATGACCACATCTATTTTATCGGCTAAAGATGAAAAATCTTTAGAAAAAACAATTACAACAAAGGATCTGGCAAAGGCTCTTGGGGTTGATGTAAAGACAATTCAACGAGCGAGCACAAAACTTTTCGACATTAATGTCGTAAAGTCTGTATCAAAAGGCGGTAGGCCTACCCAAGTTTTTTCCGAGGAACAGGCGACTGCAATCAAGATTGAATTGCAGAACCATTCAAAGATTGCGAAGAACGGTTTCGACACGCTTTCAATTTCAAACGACCTTGAAATGCTTGTTATCCAGAAAAAACTTGACGCTTACAAAGACCAGCGGATTGCGGAGTTGGAAGCGGAAAACAAGAAGCTCTTGCCCGACGCCGAAAGTTGGCGTGCATTTGCAGAAAAGAGCGGAAACTACTGCGTAACAAACATTGCAAAATGCCTAAAGTTAAACCGCAATAAGATTTTCTATTATTTACAGGTAAAAGGTTATATCTGCCGGGATAAAAGAAGTAACGACTGGATAGGTACAGCAAAAGGGGTAAATTTAGGATTTATCGCTAACGAAATCTGGACTAACGATAAAAAATCAGGAATTCAGATGAGGATTACTCCTAAGTGTATGCAGAAAATAGCATGTGCTTTTGGAAAAACTTCTGCAAGTATTGAAGAAACAGCAGACAAAATAATCGACAATGAAAAAGATGTTGTAGAAAGAGCCGGGAAATGTACACAAAAAGCCGTTGAACACTACTACGCTTCAATTGGCAAGGCTGAATAGGGGGATTTTATGACAAGATTCGAGGAACTTATAACAAAATCAAACAAATGCACACAAGTTGCATTAGGACTTCCTCAAGGGGTTATGCGCGATATATGGGCGCAGAAAGGTAGAAAACTTGAGGAAATGGCTTACAAACTGACGATTGAAGAGGCAGAAAAGGAGGTATCAAAATGAATGAAATCAATGTAAGTGATTATATAGACGCAATTTTTACACCTATCGTGCAGGAAAAAGAGCCTGAAAAGTGGCTTGAATTAAGACGAACTGGAATAGGCGGAAGCGATGCCGGCGCAATTATGGGATTAAACAAGTATGCAAGCCCTCTGACAGTTTACTTTCAGAAAAAAGGAATTGACGGATTCAAGGGGAATGCAGCCACTGAATGGGGGCATATTCTGGAAGATCCAATCAGACAGAAGGCTCGCGAAGAGCTTGGATGCGTGATTGAATCTGTTCCTGGAATGTATAGAAGCCGCGTCTACAGTTTTATGAACGCAAACCTTGACGGAATTATCAATGCAGGAGAGGGCGTAACGGTTGGAAATCAGACTGTAAGCGGAATAGGTGGACACGAAATAAAGACAAGTGCCCGCGGCGAGGGTTTTACGGACGATGAAATCCCTGATAGCTACTATTGCCAGGTGCAGCATTATATGGCTGTTACTGGCTTGCCGTGGTTTATTCTCACGGTGTTTTTTCTGAATAGCAGGACGGGGCGGCACTACATCGTGCCGAGGTGCGACGAGTTTATTCAGAAACTCATTGCCGCCGAAACGGACTTTTGGGAAAACTACGTGCTTGAGGATAAGATGCCGGAGTCGTCCGGGGTGGATTCTGAAACGGAGTACCTCAAGAACATTCCGCTTCCGTCTGAAATCGTGTTCGATGATGACACGGAAGAACTTGTAGCGCAGGAAAGAAGCCTTGACGCGAAAATTAAGGCTCTTTCAAAAGAGCAGTCGGAGCTGAAAAACCGCATTATCTGCAAGTTGGTTGAAAATTCGGACGGTGAAACAGACGCAGAGAAGACAACGGCAACGGCTGGGCGGTTCAGGCTTACGTATAGCACACAGGTGCGGAAGTCGGTTGATTCTGACGCGCTCAAGAAAGCAGGGCTTTACGATGAGTTCACGAAAGAAAGCTCATACAAAGTTTTAAGGATAAGTGAGGTTAAAAAATGAAATTTCTTTGGTGCGACACGGAAACAACAGGGCTTGAAACAAGAAACGCCGCTCCGTTTCAAGTTGCGTTTATCTTCTGCTATTCGGGAACGGATTCAGCAGGAAAAACCATTAAGGAGCAGCCAGTTGAAAGGCTTTTAAATCTCAACTGTCTTGACATTCCGGGTATTGAGTACAGCGAGGAAGCTGGAAAAATCCACGGCTATACGGAGAAACAGATACGCTCGTTCGTGCCGTCGAAGAGCGCGGTGGAAAAGCTCGATTCCCACCTAAGAGACCTGATGGCATACAAGGACGGTGAGAAGATGTTTTTCTGTGGCTACAACTCTAATGAGTTTGACTGGAATCATCTTACAAGCCTTTTCGGGCATTACGGGCTTGACTTCGGGAAATATTTCTTTCCGCAGAAGCTGGATGTCTTTGAGCAGGTGAAGAGAGCTGGGAAGATGAAGGCTCTTCCGTATCTTGACAACAGGAAACTGACAACGGTAGCTAAGTTCCTGAATATCAAAATGGACAATGCTCATGACGCTTTGTGCGACATAAGGGCGACAAGGGAAGTCGCGAAATCACTAGCTATGATGGGCGTTCCGCTCAAATACATAAAAGGAGTAAAAAAATGAATGTAAACGGAAACAACGCAATGCAGGTTGTCGCAAAAACAGACGGAAAAAAAGGCACTCTGAGAGAATGGCTCTCAGAAAGAAAGAATGATCTTCTGAACGCAATTCCAAAGGGAACTGTGGAAATTGACCGCTTCATGCAGTCGGCTATGCTGGCTCTGACTAATCCAAAGACACCGGAACTTCTTAAATGCGACAAGGAATCTATCGCAAGGGCGCTGAGAGAAGCTGCGAGCTACGGACTGGAGCTTAACGGAACTCTTGGACAGGCTTACCTTATTCCGTACAACGAATCTGTGCGCAATGCTAACGGCGGCTGGGACAAGGTTATGACGGCACACTTTCAGATGGGGTATAAAGGCCTCATAGCACTAGCCCGTCGCTCTAACACTATCAAGACAATCGCGGCGGAGTGCATATATGAGAATGACGAGTTTGACTGCGAGCTTGCGAGCGGAAGAAGTATACACCACAAGATGAACATCTTCGCAGAGCGTGGCGAGGTCATCGGGTACTACTGCCTGGTTGAACTTACAAACGGAGGCGAGCAGTTCGCCGTTATGAGCAAGAAAGACGCGGAGAAATTCCGCGACACATATTCCAAGTCGTACATCATGGCGAAGGACAAGTCAACGCAGAACTGGGGCAAGAACTTTGACGCAATGGCATTGAAGACCTGCGTAATCAAAGCGTTGAAACTGTGCCCTATCTCAATCGAGGCTCTGGAGGCTGTGAACAAGGAAGAGCTGAAAGATATTGATGACAATTCTATCAGCGTTGAGTACGAAGAGCAGATTCAAAAGAATTCTCCTAAAGAAAACAAGATTGCGAGCCAGAAGCAGAAGGAACAGGCGACTACGGTAGAAGCTGTGCCGCAGGCTGCTGAAAAATCAGAAAATCTTGCAGAGCAGGCTTTAAGCATGACTGAGGCAGAGGAAAAGGAAATTGACAAGGTTTTTGAGCAGGCAACCTTTTCCGATGGAGATATTTTCTAAATGAAAATAAGCAGTTTCTTTCACGGTATTTTGCACGGAGACAAGATTGTCCTTAAAGTCTGCGATGAAAAGGATTTTCTAAGCATCAGAAAACTTTTCAAGTCAAAGACAGACAGGGAAAACCGCTCTAAAAAGGAAATCCTTCTTAAATGCGAGATTGACGCAGCATTTCAGAAAAGGAGCTTCAAGCAGCTTAATGCCGTGTGGAAACTTGTTGAAGTCATCTTTGAATCGGAGAATGACAGAAAACCGGTGGATGATGAGAAATATGAGTTGTACCTTGATTTGCTTGAACTGTATGCGGACAAGATCCCGAACAGATACAACAAGCAGCTCAGGACAATTCATATTTCTGAATCAAACACTGTTGCGGCGGCGCATTTCATTGACGGGCTTCTATATCATCTATCCACAATGTGCAAACTTACGGACGACCTGCAGGCGACTGTGAGAAGCGTTCTGTATGAATGGGAGATATGGAGAGGAAAGCAGGCTCACGACATAAACGACGACCGAACAATTGAAGATATGCGGAAGTATGTTGTGTATTCAGAAGCCTCAGGAAGAACTCCAGTTCATTTCCACCATATCGTTACAAGGGGAGCCTGCCCTGCCGCTGTTGACAAGGCGTGGAACATAATGGCACTGACACCAGATGAACACAGGTTTTATCACGAGCAGTGCAAGAACTGGGATGAGTTCCTTGAAGTCTATCCTCATCTTAGGGGAAAAGTTGAGAAGGCTTACAGGAAATGTGCGGAGCTTAGGAAAGAAAGAAGAAATATATAGCAAGCAAATTGCTAATGTGATAATAGCCAAGTGCTTGACTTTTTAGCGCAAAGCATTTATTAAGTACTTATTGAGAGCAATGAGTTCCGCAGGTCTTGACTGATTGCTCTTGTAGCAATCTTTTTAGCCGGTGCAATAAGACCTGAATTGTGCCGGCTATTTTTTTGGAGAAAAGATGAAATTCAAGTGGTTTAAATTTTATTTTTGTTATCGTGAAATATTTGAAAAAATTCCTGTCTGGAACTGCAAGAAACTTCTGCTTGCGATTATTGACTATGCGGACAGTGGAAAGACAGAAATCAAACTGAGCGGACGGTCTTTGATTGCTTTCAATAGAATTAAAGCTATATTCGAGCAGGAGCGGCTTATTTCGCAGTCGTTCGGCAGAAAAGGGGCTATGAAACGCTGGAAAACAGCAGAGATTATGTCTAAAAGGCGAAATAATAGGTCAAGTATTAGAAGAAGTAGGGAGGCTGTTCAAGATGAATAGAGAGCCTATAATCGCGCCTAGGGCGATAAAACGTGTGTATTATTTGAATGATGAGTATATGACGCCTGAATATCTAGTAACCTGCCTGAAACCGTATATCGAAACATATATGAAGTCCTGTCTTTTTTCATCTTTCAAAGAATTTTCAGTTTATTGTCCTTTTGATACAGAAGATTCAGAGTATGTACGTTTCTTTAAGAAACTGGGCGTAAAAGTAATATTCGGCGACTTGAAGACGGGGCAAAATTTCTTTGATGTGCCAATTCCTGAATGCGATTTAATAGTTTCCAATCCTCCGTTCAGCAGAAAAAAAGAGATGTTCGAGAAGCTGTTCAGAAATGGAACTCCGTTCTGTATGCTGATGAATCTTACGGCTGTTCAGTATCAGGAGATAGGAAATATGTTCTACGAGGAATCCTTGCGTTCAGAGCCGGTGCAGTTTTTAATTCCTGATAAAAAAGTGTCTTTTAACGGTGCTACCAGTGCTTTCTGCTCAGCATATTACTGCTGGAAATTTATAACTAGAACTGAATACATACATCTTGAACATAACAACAGCGGCAAGAATTATGTTCCGGCCTACATTCTTTCAAAACAGGAGAATATAAAAAAATGACAAGAGAAATACCATTGAGCAAGATTATCTACGGCGAGAATGTTCGTAGCGAGCGCGACGAGGACATTATGGAACTTGCAAATATTTATTTAGCATCAGTTATGCAAAATAAAAAAACAAAAAATATAATGTTTATTACTTATATTTTATTGGCATTTATTTATTTTGCTTTGGAAAAATAGTAGCGAGGAATAGAAAATGAAATTTGAAAATACAGAGGTATGGGGATTTGAACACGCTGTCAGAGGTATGAGGAATCCTTTGGAGAGTTGGAATAAGTCAGATTCAACTTTTGATTGTTTTTGTTTAGACGGTAAAAAAGCACCATTTGCTGAAACGAATAAGATTGGTGAAAATGATATGAAACTTGCACAATCTTTAATCCGTGCAGGAAGCGAACACCGCAAGTTTTTAAGACAGATTTTTGTTTCGGTGGATATTACTGCACCGCTTTACTGGTGGAAAGAATTTGACACTTACAAAGTAGGAACAGTTGCAAACTCAACAAGTACAATGCACAAATTAGCAAGTACACAAATTACAATGGATTGTTTTGAAATGGATGATTTTGAGCATTGTGATATTGAATCAGAAGATATGGTTTTTCCATTAAAATTTATTTGGGATTCATTAGTGCACGATTTGGAATTTTTAAGACAGAAGTATCTTGCAACAAAAGATAAACGATACTGGAAAGAACTCATTAGACTTTTGCCTGAAAGTTGGTTGCAGAAAAGAACAATCACAATGAATTATGAAAACATTTTGAACATGATTCATCAGAGAAAAAATCACAAGTTGAATGAATGGAGCGGTGTTGATAATCCTTCAAATGAGAACTTTATAAAGTGGGCGAAAACACTTCCATACGCGGAGGAACTTTTGTTTCTGTAATCCTATAATATAAATGAGAGGTATAAAAATGGAGATTATGCAGATGAATATCGGACAAATAAGTAAAGAAGAACTTCATGACAGGTGGGAGTTAATCAATGAATGAAGAAGACCAGCGTATTTTCAGCAACGCACTTAAAACTGCGACTTCAGCAATGTCCAGTGACGGAGAATTGATTTACTATGACATTAAAGGTGCAATGCAAGATACGGAGAACCACTGTTTTTCCATATCCCTAAACGAACTGGTGCGGTTTTATTTTGCACTGAAACAGGAGTTTGAAAAATGAAGAAGCAAAGCAAGGTAAAACTCACAAATGAAAAAATTGCGAAAATGCTAAATAAAAATACTTCATGGGTACTGAACCAATATTATGCAGTGAACAACATTGACAAAGTATATGGCGAAAACGGCAGGGATTTTGTAAAGAAAAACAAGATTGGAGCAGGGAAAATCATAGCCGACTTGCAGAAGAAGAAAAGAAAATCCTCTGAAATCCAGAAGAAAGAGTTTTCAATAGAACCTTTTGGAACGACAATCACGGTTAGATGCGCTTCAAAAGAAGTTTTTGAATATGTTCTTTCAGAACTAAAAAAAAATTTAAGCAGGAGTGGAAAATGGGAAATTTAACAGGCAAAAACCGCTATATAGATACCTCATTTTGGGATGATGAATGGATAACGGAACTGGATCCAAACGAAAAACTCTTGTATATCTATCTTCTGACAAATCCTCTTACGAATATTTCCGGCATTTATAAGCTGACAAGAAGAAGAATTTGCTTTGACACTGGTTTCAACGAAACTACAGTGAATTATATTTTTCAGAAATTTGAGACTGCTAAAAAAGTTTTCAGGTGCGGCGAGTATGTCATTCTTAAATCCTGGTGTAAACATCAGACATGGGAAAGAAGCGGCAATGTAAAGCAGGGGATTATAAACTGCCTTGAGGAAGTCCCGACAGATGTTCTTGTATATGCTTATCAGAACGGCTTCAAATTTGATTTAGCACAGATTTTGAAACAGCGGGGATATGATATGTATACCCTTTCAAGGGGTATGCAAGGGTCTTCGATGAGTTCGAACTATTTAAATTCAAATTTAAATTTAAATAATAATTTAAATTCAAACACACATACAAATTCAGAACAAGAAAATTCTGAAGAACAAACAGAAACACAGATTTTTGAGAATCAGGAGAATTTGTGCGCGCCTGAAAGTGTGTGTGATTCTGAATCATCTTCATTGCCTGATTCTGTTTTTGAAACACAAGAATTCACCGAACATCTTGCAACACAGTGTTTCTCAGGGCAGCAGCAGAAATACGCAAAGACTGTTTATGACATCTGGGAAAAAGCCGACTTGCCGAGGCCGAGAAGCGGGTATCTGACTTTCCTAATGCGGGATTTCTATGCCGCTCTTCCTGAACTTAGACGGCAGAAACTGCATAGCAACGATGTGATTCAGGCCTGTATGAACTACGCGAAGGTCATCGCTCTTAACCGCGAGGGGAAGAGCTGGTGGGAAAGCAAGAGCAGCTTTGATAATTTTGCAAGACAGAATGTCATAAAGCGTTTTCTGCCTGATTATTTTGACCTTGAATCTTTTGCAAAGTCGCCCGGCGGAAGCAGAGGCATTGCAGGTAGCCTTGACGACAAAATATCGCTGGAGGAAAACTGACATGGAATTCAAGAAACTTGCTTTTCCTGAAATAACGACAGAAAGAGGTGAATTTCAGTGCGCTAGGCATGGGAAAGTCTTATGCGAGGCTGTGGTTATTGGCGGCGATAAAAAATTGTTCTGCCCTATATGTGAAAAAGAGGCCGAGGAGGAAGAGCAGAAACGGATTGCGCAGAAAAAAGCTGAGCAGGAGCAGAAAGACTTTGAGACTGACAAAAGGGCAAAGAACATTGAGCGTGAATACTGGGGAAAAGGCTTTGATGATTTTGAGGTGTTCTCAGAATCTCAGCAAAAGGCTCTTGAAGCCGTGAGGCGGATGGTCGCGGAAAGACGGGGGAAAGTAGTCCTGCTTGGCTCTAATGGCTGCGGGAAATCGATGCTTGGAAGCATTGCCGTTGACAAGCTGGGCGGAAAAATCCTGTCGATGTACGAGATTACAACTATGATCCGGCAGAGCTACACCGTCAAGGCGGAAAGAACAGAGCTGGAGATTGTAGCGGAGCTTGCGACAATTCCAATGCTTGTGATTGACGAGGTGGGCAGGACAAAAGGCAGTGCGGCGGAGATGAACTGGCTTAGCTATATTCTTGACAAGCGTCATTCAAGAGGGCTACCGTTCATGCTTTTGACAAACACCCACCTAAAAAAGAACTGCAAGAGCGGCGGGTGTGAAAGATGCTTTGAGAATTTTGTTGACAGCGATATTTTGAGCCGTCTAAGACAGGATTCACGGATTGTAACGATTGTTGATGCGCCTGATTACAGGGCGAAAGGAGGCAAAAAATGAAGCGGATAGTTTTTGAATACAAGGATAAGTACACCCACGGAGAGTGGAGAAAACAGGAGTGTACAGTCCGTTCCTTGGAGGAGTGCAAGAGTATTTATGGTCTTGATTCCGGCGACTGCGAATATAACATTCTTGAAATTGAGGAGCTTAGATAATGACAGATATTAACCACGTTGTTCTTGTAGGAAGAGTTACAAGGGATTGCGGAGCAGAACAGAATTCATTCGGCTATACGCATAACGGAACTTGCTTTGCGAAAGTGTCTATTGCAGTGAACAGAAGCCGCAAGGACGAGGGCGGAAACTGGGTTGATGACGCAAGTTTCTTTGATGTTACCCTCTGGGGAAAACAGGCTGAAAATTTAAAGCCTTATCTTACTAAGGGAAAGCAGATTGCCGTGGACGGTTATCTGAAACAGGACAGATGGCAGAAAGACGGACAGAATTTCAGCCGAGTGACAATTGTTGCGAATCAGGTGCAGGTGCTTACTCCGAAAACAGAATCAAACCAGCAGCAGAACAACCAGCCTATATACGGTCAGTATATGGCACAGTCTGCCTACGCTCAACCGCCTGCCGGACAAGCGAGCAACACACCGCAACCGGCGAATATTCAGCCCGATATTGGATTCCCCGAGGATATTCCATTTTAGCGTGCTTGTGCTACTTAAAGTGTAAGGAGTTTTTTATCAAACCATTCGAGGAGAAATAAATGGATTATTTTTATTATATAAATTCAACAGTACATTACTGGGATTTAAGCTCCACTATATCCATTCCGCTTAATGGAGGCTGTTTTATTTTGTGAGGAATATATGGAATTCTATGAAACAGGTAAGATTCTGAAAAGTCTGGCAGACGAGAAGGGAGAATAATCGTAAATGAATAAATATCACAATAAAAAGACAGTAATAAACGGCATTGTCTTTGATTCAAAAAAGGAATCCAGCCGTTTCATTGAACTGACCCTTTTGCAGAGGGCTGGAGAGATAACAGGGCTTGAAAGGCAGAAACGCTTTATGATTGTTCCCAGTACAAAGACAGAGCGTGCCGCTTACTATGTGGCAGATTTTGTCTACTGCGACAAAAAAGGATATAAAGTAATTGAGGATGTAAAGTCTGCAATTACTAAGAAGAACCCTGTATATATTCTTAAAAGAAAACTTGTGAAGCATTTATACCCGGAATACACTTTTATCGAAACATAAAATATTTTTTTATAATCTATATTAGCAAAATGCTATTTATATAGTCAAAAATATGTTTTTATGCTATTATAAAAGAGATGTATACAGATATAAAATCGGAACTGAAAATTTTAAAGAAGCGGCGGTTTTCAGGGCATCTGAAAATCGGAATCGAGAACGGGAAGATCGTCAACGAAACTTTGACGGCTTCTGTCCGTTCTAATCCTGTTTACAGTTTATCTCTGAATCAGAGAGGCGGAGAAACAGAGCAGCTACCCTGCGACAAGTAGATATTGCGGCCGCATGGTTTTGGTGTTTTTTATGAACGGTTTGAAATTTGTTGAAAGAGTTGAATCTATTCTCAGCAAGAAGGGAAAGTCCAGAGCGGACATTTCAAGGGAGCTGGGAATTTCTTATCAGAGCTTCTCAGACTGGAAGAGACGGCGGATTCCTTCCGCTGATATTTGCCTTAGAATTGCCGGCTACCTTGGTGTTCCCGTTGAATATCTCATAACTGGCAATGAGCCGGATGAGCAGGACGAAAGCCGTTTTGATGACGAGTTGGAGAAAATCAGCTCGGATAATTACTATGGCACAGTCGAGTATGAATTTGAGGCAGGACGGATTGTAAATATGCGGTGGTCAAAAACTTTTCGGGGCGAAGACTTGCAGAGCCGGATAAAGGAGAACAGATGCAGAAATGTCCGTGTTGTGGTGAAGCGATAAGGTTTATTGTCAGCAGGGGCGTTGCTGTCGCCTGCGGGATAAAGGAATTTGAGGTTATCACGGAATCCGGGCGGAGAGTTTCAGGGTTCAGACCGCATTGTTGCGGGGGAGGAAGAAATGCCGAGAAAAAGCGAGACGCAGACGGATGTTCTGCCTGACGGCTCTATTATAGACCTTGATTCCTATGACTGGGGCGATTTGAAACTCAGCAAAAGGCAGAAGTTGTTTGTAGTCTGGTATACAACGCCGAACCAGAACGGATTCAAGAATTCAACGACAGCGGCCCAGAAAGCCGGATATACTCCGAGGTCGTCATACAAGGCGAAAATGACGCTTCTGAGGGATAATCCGCGCGTGGCAGAAATGATAAAGAAGCTCACTGACGAGCAGATAAAGGCTTCTGTGAAAGAGGCAGCGGAGAAGATAATCGGACAGAAAATTGCGCGGGCGACATATAATATCAATGATTTCTACGAGACCAAATCGGTGGAGATAGAAACAAAGGATTCCACGCGTAGCGTTCTTCTTCCAGCAAGCGCAAAGAGCCTGGAGGACATTCCAGAGGAGAAAGCGAGACTTATAGACAATATCGAGGTGAGCAACAACGGTGTTGTAGTATATAGACTGCCTAATCGCGAGAAAGAGGCGAATGACATTCTGAAATTGAACGCAGAGATGAATCAGGAGAAAACGACTGGAGATTATGACGTTGAAACTACTGTCGACCTGATAAAGGAGAATCTTGCGACAGTCAAGACAACTGTAAGGCTAGGCAACCAGAAGATACGTGAAAGCGCAGGAAATTATATTGAAAATAACGGAGAATTACCTGATTTTGACTAAAAAATTCCAGAAAAATGCGCTTTTTGTATTGTTTTTGGAAAGATTTTCTCAAATATTCTAAAAAATAAGGGATTTTGATATGGAAATGGAAACTTGGCGCGAGATGAATACATTCGGTTTTCGCCACAGGCTTATGAGAATTGGATTTAACAGAAAACGCAGGCTTATTCAATGCGATATACATTTCAATAACAGCTATCATGACAAGGATAGCGAACTGACAGATTCTGATTTCGGAACGTGTTTCAACTCTTTCAGAATGACACCCGACTTTGCAAGAAAATTCGGAAAAACTCTTATTGAATGTGCTGACAAGGCAGATCCCGTGAAGGTGGATAAATGACAGAGAAACTTTCGCCAGAAGAACGCCTGAACTATCTTTACGCTTACTGCAAATTTGATGACAAGCATCTTTTCCTGGACTTCTGGCAGGAAGATTTTATCATGTCAACTAAACAGTTCATATCAATCTTAAAGTCGCGCCGCACTGGCTTTTCTTTTGCGACAGCGTTGAAAGGACTTGCAAAGGCGCTTGACCCTGGACGGCAGAAATACGTTAAGCAGTTTGTGTCCTACAATGAATCAGACGCGCTGGAGAAGATAAGGTATGCGCGAGAATTCTACGAATCAATCCCGAAATGGGCGAAGAAGCCGATTGTAACGGAGAACAAGACGGAGCTTGAGTTTCTGGACGCGAACGGAAGAACAACAAGCCGCCTTATCTCAATGCCATGCAGACCGCCACGTGGAAAAGGCGGCGACATATCTCTTGACGAGTACGGAATATTTCTGCCGAATATGTCAAGACTGGTTTACACGGCTGCGCTGTACGTAATATCAAGAGGCGGAAATATTGAGGTGGGAAGCACGCCGTTAGGGTGTATCGGGCGGTTCTATGAGATATGCACGGACAAGAAGAAATATCCGTCATACCAGCGTTTCAATGTGCCGTGGTGGTTCTCAACCGCATTGTGCAAGGATGTTGAGAGCGCTGTGAAAGTCGCGCAGTCGATGAATACGGAAGAGCGGGTTGAGATGTTCGCGACAGATACGCTCAAAGAGATCTTCAATAACGATGTTCTGGAGGATTTCCAGCAGGAATGTGAATGTATGTTCATTGATTCCGCTGAGAGCTACATAACGCTTGAAGAGATATACGGCTGCACTCCGGGGATGGATGTAGACATAAGAGATGAAGGCGATACAGACTTGCTTCCGGGCGGAGCTATTGAGGAGCTTTATTTCAACAGGGAGCTTAAAATACTTCGTTCTGTTGATGATATGTGTACTATGCCGTACACGCCGGAAAAAGACGGAATACTTTATATCGGCTACGATATTGCTAAGAAAAGGGACGCGACATCTATTTTTCTTCTGGGGAAACTTTCTGACGGACATAAGAAAGTGTACGGCTATGAAGAGCTGAGAGCCAAGGACTTTGAATTTCAGATTGACTGCATAAGAAAGCTGATGAAGTCGCTTCCAATACGCCGTGTCTGCCTTGATTCAACTGGAATGGGGATGCCGATATGCGAGAGGCTTGAAAAGGAGTTCGGAGCGAAAATTGAGGGCGTTGTCTTTAATTCCGACACAAAGGAAGTTATGGCGCAGAACATAAAGATAGGGCTTCAAAGAAAGGAATTTATACTTCCTAACGACAAGAATCTTCATCATCAGATTCATTCCATACGCAGGATTCCGACAACCGGCGGACATTTCAGGTATGACGCGGACAGAGATGAGAACGGACACGCCGACAGTTTCTGGGCGCTTGCGCTTGCGAACCTTGCCTGTACTGACGCGGCTAAGCAGGGATTCTATGAAAGGAGAGCGGAAAGAAGAATGGGCGGTTTTGATTCCGCGGGGGAAAGCAAGATTATCACGCCTGAAGAATCAGAGCATAGACTTCCAAGGGGAAAGAGTTTAAGAGCCATAAACAGGAGCTTTGGCTTTTAAAATTAAGAAGGAGCAAGAAAATGAAAAAGATTTATATTTCAGGGAAAATTACAGGCTGCAAGGATTATCAGAAACGGTTTGAAATTGCAGAGAAAAAATTAAAGGAAAAAGGCTTTGAAGTAGTCAACCCTTGCTTAATTCCCTTAGAGCAAAAAGAGCCTTGCTATGCGGATTATATGAGAGCCGACATAAGGGAACTGATTTCATGCGACTTTATTTTTATGCTCAAGAACTGGCGGTTTTCAAGAGGCGCGAGGTTCGAGCGGAAAACAGCAAAAATACTGAATATCCCTGTCTTTTACGAAAGGAATGTTTAGAAGGCAAGAAATGCTGATAGAAGATTGAAAGACTGAAAAAAATCTGATAAAATATGCGCATAAACTGAATATTTACGATGTGTCTTTATAAGGCAGTCATTTATCCATTTGGGATAAGTGGCTGTCTTTTTTTTTGTTTCACGGAGGTTTAAAAATGGCTAAGCCTGAAATTATTAACATTGAGAAAGAATTAAGAAAGAGGGTTGCGTTCAACAGAATGGCTGACAATACGTCAAATATGCTTTTCAATGAGAATTTTTTCAATAATAACGGCAAGGCGCACGGAGCTGATTCAGTGTTCTTTGACCCTTATTTTGTTTCTGACAATGCGTTTGGGAATATCCGCACAATATCGCGTATTCAGTATGGCGGAATCCATTGTAGGACGCTAAGGGCTGTGGCGCAGAAAGCCTGGATTATCAACACCTGCATAAACCACGTCCAGAAGAAGATTAAGCCTTTCTTGAAGCTGTCTTCCGACAGAAACTGCCGGGGATTTATTATCAGAAAGAAAGACGAGGATTTGTCAAAAGGAATTAAGAAGGACGAGGAGAGGGATAGAATCGCGGAGTTTATGCTTGACTGTGGAAATTATGAGGACACCGACAGGGACAGCTTTGTAAAATACTGCACTAAACTTTTGCGCGATGAGCTTACGCTCGACCAGATTGCGACTGAAATTCAGTATGACAAGAAAGGCGAGCCTTGCGCGTTCTTTGCGGTTGACAGCGCGACAATTGAGAAGGTTGTTGCGGCGGACAAGACAAAGACAGAGTTCAGATATTTGCAGATTGTTGATGGTATGCCTGCCGCCGGGTATACGTCCGACACAATGATTTTCGACTTTGAGAACCCTAGGACAGATATTCACCATTCGCAGTATGGATATTCTTATGTGGAGCAGGCGGTTGACCTTATAACATCGGTTATAAACACATTTATATACAACGCCGGAAACTTCACTGAAAACAAACTGCCTAGAGGTATGCTTCTGATAAATGGAGATGCAAATGAAGACAGAATCGCGGAAATGGAGGACTACATAGCTGAGATTATGAGCGGCGGACCGCTTAACCAGTGGAGGATTCCGATTCTCCCAAGCGGCGGAAAGGATGACACTATCGAATGGAAGACGCTGAACGGAACTAACAGGGAAATGGAGTTCCAGGGCTGGATGGACTATCTGACCTCCGGGGTTGTCGCAATGTTCGGCTGCTCAATGGACGAGCTGGGGATTCAGTCGCAGAAATCGCAGGCGATGTTTGAGAATGGCGGAAAGGACAGGATTTCAGCAAGCAAGAGCCTTTTGCTGGGTGATTTGCTCACATTCTTTGAATCGTACCTTAACAAGATTGTGAAGAAAATCAATCCCGACTATGTACTCGAATTTGTCGGATATGAGAAGGAAGACCCGACGGCGGTCGCTGACCTTGACGAAAAAGAGTGCAGAACTTGGAAAAGCATAAACGAGAAAAGGGCGGAAAAAGGACTTGAGCCGATAGACCTTAACGAGATTAAGAACGGGGCGGATATTCCTATGAATGTGCAGCTTGTGCAGCTCTTGCAGGCGGCAAATGCGCAGGCTGGAGCCGGGGGAGAAATGCCGGGAATGGAAGGTGGCGGAGAAGAAGAATCAGACAACGGCAACAACGAATGGGAGCAGTACGGAGAGCAGGACGAAAGCGGAGCATACGGCACGGAAGCGCAAGACGGTTCAGACAATATGGAAACTGGCAACGAAGAAGAGCCGGAAGAAGCAGAGGCTAAAGCCGATATGCAGAAGTCAATAAGAAAATCAATGCTGGTGATTTAAGAGAGGAGACAATATGAGATACGTTATGCAGATTTCAGATGAAATTGAAAAGGCGATTAAAGACCGCTCAAAACTTGTAAAAGTCTACAAGCCGGTAACAAGGGGCGGAAAGACATTTATGGCCGGTGTATGGGTGAATCCGAACGAGGCGCAGCCATCCGCAAAGCCGCATAAGGCGAGCGAAGAGGAGCTTGACCGAGTATATATGGATGCTGTGAAGAAAGGCGACATAGACACATTGCGCAGAATGGTTGTTGAAAAGGCTGAAAGAAACGGATTCAAGGACGCTATCCCGGAGCAGGCGGAGGGGTATTCATTGCGTATTTCAAGACCGCCGAGAAAGACAAGGACAGTCTACAAGACATTCTATGTAGATACACGCGGAAAGCCGAGCGCGCTTTTTATCGGCAACAATGAGAATATTCCTATGAATGTCTGGGTGGACGCAAAGGACGCTTTTCACTTTACAGACCCTACAAACGGACGTGTTTATGTTCCGTCAATGCCGAATCCTCAGAACAAGGGCGCTGGAAAAACAGGCGACACAAGGAAGTTTGACGCTGAAGCAAAGAAAGAGCTTGTGAAGCGCGGATATATAACGGAAAAGGCAAACAGCATTACGGCACTTGCATACAGACCGGGCTGGCACGCAGGGGATTTGCCGTTTTTTCCGCAGGGCGGAACAAAGATAAAAGGACAGAAAACAAACTATGACAATATACACCGCTGGAATCAGGTTGTGTTTGAGGTTGAGATAGACGCTGACAATGACTATACACAGGAGGCAAAAGACGGACTTGCGAAGAAAAAAGCCGCCGGGGACAGGAGCGCAAAAGCCGACTTGCAGTATATGCCGAAGGACGGATTCTATCAGTTCACAACAAACCCAACAGTGAAGCAGCAGACAGGCGGAAAAGGCGACTGGTTCATTTCCCATTCAATCAGGATAAAAAGAGCGTTGACAGAAGAAGAGTGCAACAAAATTCTTGCTGAGAACGGAATGAAGCCGCAAGAGTGGGAGGCTATGGACGGTAGCGGAATTGGAAAAATGGACTTGTCGAAGTTGGGCTACACTGGGGCGGACTATGACGCGGCGAGAAAGACGCTTGCGCCTATTACTTATGATGATGACGGAAATGTGATTCCGCTGTCGCAGAGATTCAACAGGAATGTTGATGATGTAAGAAAGAGTTTCTAGGGGGAATTATGCAGAAGATTGTTGTAAGAAAAGATGTGTATGATGAGATTATGGGAAAAATGGAAACGGAAGATATTGAAAAATCAAGAATTCCAAAGTATATAAAAAAGATTCCTTTAGGTGATGGAAATTTTAAATATATCTATTCCGATGATAAACAACGGCCTCTAAAATCAAGAATAGATTATGTTGTTGGAACTTTGTTGAAATGTACAAAATCCGACGCAAAACAAAAGGGTGAAAAGTTCTTGAAAGATTGGCAAGATGACTGGGAAAAGAATCCTGAAAAATCAAGAATAAAAGTTTTTGGTGGAGAAAAAGTCTATCTGAAAACGAAAGGTGGCAACAAAATATCTTTGTTTCATTTTTCTCATAAGGGCGGAGGAAAATCAAGGGCTGTTAATGAAATCTATCAAAGGGCGTTGCTTCTTCCTGTTGCAAAGAAAATGCTTGAAGAAGACAAATGTTGTATAAATGAAGTCAGAAAATACAATGACAGAGTTGAATACGAGCTTGTTGGCAAGATAAGAATAAATAATGCGGATAGAATTGTTTCTGTGATTATCTCAAAGATGTATGGCAAGAAGAAAGTCTATATCTCAACAATAAACAAAGCCGTATCAGAAAATGACACGGCTTTCATTACAGATGTTTATTTTGTCGACCCTAAAATGCTTACTAGTCAGACAAAACTTAACTTAGGGATTCCTGTCAATGAAAGTCGCCAATCAAAGACGCTAAGCGGAAACGCTTTAGAAACATCCGGTAAACAGCGGAGTTCAGCTTCTGGAAATTACACCATTCGGCAACCTAAGCACAACTTAAATATACCACAATCCACCAAAAAGTCAACTATAAAGCCCGACTACAACGGAGATGATATGCTCCACAAGTCTTTTGACATTACGGTTGCCGACATAACGGAAAAGAACAAGCAAAAGAAGATTGAGCAGGTGGAAAAGGCATTGACAGCAATTTATCAGAAACAGCCGTTTGCAATAAGACATATAAAGGCGGACAGGGATTCTGACAGATACGATGACATCATATTGCGCATAAGCAGCTTTGACAAAAGCAAGATTCAGAAAGCCGTGCATAAAATGGCGTTCACTCTGGACACAAAGATAAAATCCGCAAAGGGCGAGGCGTTTATATACAAGGCGCAGGAAGAACTGACGGACAGAATTGTTTCTGAGCTTACGGAAAAGACAAAGGCGGTATATTCGTTTTTAATCGGCTATCTTGGATTGCCGGAAGTGCGGATTATAAGCAAGGCTGACTTGAAATATAAAGGTAAAATCATATATGACCCTGAAAGCGGAGAGCCAATATCACAGGCGGAGTGGAAACGCTTTATAGATGCAGTTGAAAAGTTTTTGAACAGGAACTATGCAGGAACTGGAAAGAAGATTGTATTGAGCGCGGAAAGCCTAGGGCGTATTCTGGAGCGTCTTTCAAAGACCAATTCGTTTGAGGCTGTAAAGAAAATGCCTCTATCAAACCTAAAATACGGCGGAAAGTCTTTCGACTGGATAAGCGACGACATAAAAAATCTAAAAAATGCTTTGGGAGAAAGCATTGACAGAAGCACACAGGCGCGTATTCAGATAGCGGTTGACAGCGCGGCGCAGAGAGTTTCAAGCGTAACCGACACAATGCGAAACGACATCCAGCAGATTGTGATTGACGGAATCAAAAACAGGCAGAGCAAGGCAAAAATAAGTCAGAATCTTTTTGACAAGTGCAGCGGCTTGAACAGGGATTTTCAGCGCATTGCAGACACAGAGATTCAGAACAACACAAACAACGCCTATATAAAAGAGGAGGTCTATAACACGCCTGAGAATGAAAAAGTCTACTTCAAGCGGTTTGAGATGAAAGATGACAACACCTGTAAGAAATGCAGGGCGATTGCTGGCAAAATTGCGCTTTTCAGCAATATTCCGCTTCCGTCTGAAGAAATAGATGACCCTTACGCAGACTATGCAATCTGGGAAGGAAAAACTGACGGAGCTATGCCTATGGGCGTAATGCACCCTTATTGCCGCGGCAGTTGGTACAGATATTATCCTGAAATTAAATAACGATATAGAACATTGTAAAAGCCTTGAAAAGAAGATATAATCTATCGAAAACATATAGACATTTAGGTGTGTAGAGAATACAGCCGCTTGTTTCCGGAAAGCCGGAGGCAGGCGGCTTTTTTTTTGTTTTGGAGGAGCATAGGAATGAAACTTGTTGTTGACTTGAACAGGCTTGAAGGATTTGACGAATGGGTGGAAAAGGCGCGCAAGGGCGAGCAGGTTGGCGGAAGCTATATGTACCGCGAGAATATCCCGGAGAAAGTAACGACGAAGAACGGAAAGACGGTTACAAGACGATATAAATATTATTATGTGGCTGATATGCTGAAGGATACGGCAGACAAGATTTTGAAGAACATCGGCTCATTCTTTTTCAAGGGAAACCAGGAGGAAGTCAAGAGGATTGAGAAGTCCTATGAAACAGAGAATATCCAGAAAGACTACGGAGCGGACAAAAAGACCTGGTATCAGCACGTAATGGAGTATTTCTCACATCGCGCACTGTGGGATAAGCGTTTCAGCGACAAGACCGTGGCGGAAAAATGGAAAAAGCCTGTTAAGACAGCCATAGCGGAAAAAGTCGATGTAAAGGGAATGGAAACTCCGGCTGAATCTGTGCCTGAAATAAAGACATCGGCTGAGGCAAGAAAACCAGAAAAGAAATGGAAGGCGAACCCGTCATTAATGCGCAAGGTCTGGAGCCTGTACACAGGAAAACAGACGGAGAGGCAGGAGAAGCAGACAGAAACCGCGGCAAAGGTGATTGAGGAGAACAAGAAAAAGGCGGAGAATTCCGACGGATATTTTACTCCAAAAAAAGTAGACTGGTTTCAAGCCTTTGCCGGTTCTTGGAATAGTTTTTATCCTAACGGAACAGGCGGAAAGCCTTATTCAAGCGTTACCAGAATTAACGAAAAAGGACGGCGCGAAACTATTCAGAGGACAGCAAATTCAAAAACAGATTTAAGCGGTGTACTCGACAATGTAAATGACTTTGTTTTTGATACTGAACGTCTTGGAGAGAGAGCAAGGCAGAATTTTATAAAACGACTTGCTGAAATGGGGTTTTATGCGCAAAAAGAGTATACGGACGAAAAAGGCGTAACAAAATATATGCTTATGATCCGTAATGGTTCAAAAGCAGGCAATGTTGAGATGATTCCAAATCCTGACTACAAGAAAAAAGAATACACTGTTATTACACGCGATGATTCCGGAACAGAAATTGAATCAAAAGTTTTTAACAATATTGATTCAACGCAGGCTTACATGGATAAACAGCGCCGGGCATTGGAATCTAAGGAAAGTGGTAATATAGCAAACGGTGGAAAAGTCAAAGATGGCTTTGAATCGCTCAGCCGCTGCAAGAGCTTGTACAATGAGGCTTACAGGCAGGCAATGCAGGATTTGAGAGACGGCAAGGTTTTACAGATAGACGATGACACATCGCTTACAATTGACGACCTTGCAGAGGATAAGCAGGCGGCGGATCTTTCTCTTCGTTTTTACACAACGCATTTTACAGACTGGAACTCTTTAGATACTGTCAATGCGAATCTTGAAATGTATGCTGAAGAGCCTGACGACAGAACTGATGAAAATGTTATTCGTATGGCAAAGGAAAAGGCTATTCAGGATTCTTTAAGGGCATACTTGGGATTTAATGTAAATCTGCCGGAAGAAAGCGAAGAATCAGACGCGGAAAAGCACAAGAACCGCTCAAACGCTATGCTGGGCAATCAGAATGCCAAAAAAGACGGTGTAAGTGATGAAAGCGGGATTGTTGAAGAAACTGTGGATAATCAACTTAAACAGGCTTATAATGAAAATAGCGGAGGAAAAAATGGAGAAAATAACACTAGAGCTGAACAGACAGGACTATCCGAACGTGCTGGCGATTTACGGAGCGGAGGGGGCGAAGAAGCAGGCGGTCAGAATGTTGCTGGCGCAGCACGAGGAAATAACGGAATCGAATCTGTACTCGGTCTTGACACTTCTGGAAATGGACTTGGAAATGCAGACAGCAGCGTCAATATCGGACGAGGAAGAATAACAAAAGGACAGGCGCGTGAAATCCGCAGGCAGTGCCGCGAGATTCTACAGAAGCCCGATTCTGCTATTACGGCAGATGACAAGGCCGTGCTTGCCCAGTATGTGGGAGCCGGTGGAACTGGTGAAGAGAATTCCTCGAACAGCGGCGTTCTTTACGAATTCTACACACCTAGAAATGTAATCTCAAAGGTATGGCAGCTTGTAGACAAGTACAATCCCGACCAGGGAAAGACTGTCATTGAGCCGTCAAGCGGTATCGGACGTTTCGCGGAGGGTAGAAAAGAGAAATTCACAATGTTCGAGCTTGAGGACGAATCCGCGAGAATCGCGCATATCCTGCACCCGGATGCTGATGTTGTTCAGGGGGCGTTTCAGGAAAACTTCATGAAGAACAAGGGCGGACGCTTTACGAAGAACTTCAAGCCTTATGACGTGGCTGTCGGGAATCCGCCTTACGGAGCATACACAGGCAAATACAAGGGGCTTGGCGAGGGCAAGGACTACAAGCGGTATGAAACATACTTTATGTCGAGGACGCTTGACACGCTTAAAGACGGCGGAGTTATAGCAATGGTTGTTCCTTCCGGTTTTATGGACGGCAAAAGCACATACGGAAAGGACATTGAGAAGATTGCGGAGAAAGGCGAGCTTCTGGAGGCGTGGAGGCTTCCAAACGGAACTTTTGATTCCACAGATGTAGGAACTGACATTGTTGTTTTCAGGAAAGGCAAGGGTGGCAGTGTTGAGCAGATAAAAAGCTATTTTGAGAAGAATCCTGACCATATCGCTGGTGAAATTTCGACAAGGACAAACAGATTCGGGAAAGAGGAAACATACGTAAAGCCTAAGGACGGACAAACTTTTGAATCCGCTGTAGATAGCATTGATGTTGGAGCAAGGGAAATAAAGGAGCAGGCTGACGCGATTTCTAAACTGATTGAAGCCAAGGAAACAGAGGCGGAGAAACATCAGAACCGCAGCGATTCAATGAAAGGCAATCAGAACGCAAGGAAATTTGATATTTCAGACAAACTGAAAGACACCGGAGAAACAGGAACTGCAAAGAATGGGAACACATACAAGATATGGAAACCAACAGAAGACTTCTGGAGCATATACAAGCAGAAGAAGGACGCTCTAAAAGAAAACGGCTATCAGCTTGTAAAGACGCGTGCAGGCTGGAAAGTCTATGACTATAATGTTGACGGCGGAAACTTACCAGAAAAGACGGATGCGGAAAAAAAATCAAACAAAAGCCAGGCAATGCTGGGGAATAAAAATGCGGAGGGCGAACATAATGTTTCTGTAAATCCGAACGCGCATAAAATGAGCGTTGAGGAGTTCAACAAGAAATATGGCAAGAACTTCGACCCTAAGGACATTCCGATATGGAAAGCGACGGACAGGTCGGGAAATATTGACATTACAAAACTTTCAAACGAAGAGGCTGATTATGTCGCAAAATCCGACCATTATGTAAAGGACGGCGGAATGTATGTCAATGTGGTGAACTATGCGAGCGGAAACATACGCGAGAAGCTAAATGCGCTTAGCAGCGATGACCCACAGTATGAAGTGAAAAAAGCCCTGTTGGAGAGTGTATGCCCGAAAGAAAAGAAAATAGGCGAGTTCACGCTTTCGCCTATTACGGATTGGGCGAGAGAATACAAGACAGCGGACGGCAAGAGCCTTATAGACGGCTTCTTTGAATGGGCTTACAACGGCAATGGCTATTACTCCGCAAGCGATTCTCCTATTGCCCGTGAGGAAATTCCGCCGGACATCAGCTTTAACGACATAAAGGATTTTATAGACAAAGTTCCGTACCAGATGAGCCGTGCGGAATCAAGGGATTTTGACGACAAGAAACAGAGGGAAAAGGCAAAGGAAGGAAGAAAACAGCAGCGGCGTGAAACAGCTATAAAGCTGTTCAACAGGTACTTGCAGGAGGGGCTTGCGCTTGATGAACAGAAGAGGCTGACCGAGGCGTGGAACTTGAAGGCAAATTCATTTGTAAACCCTGATTTTACAAAGATTCCGGTTTTTGTTGACGGAATGAACACACACAAGGGTAGCAAGGAATTCACCTTGCTTGAACAGCAGATGAAAGGAATCTCAATGCTTACAAACAAGGGAACAGGACTTCTTGCCTACGATGTCGGAGTTGGGAAGACTGCCTGCGGAGTTGTCGCCACTGTGAACCAGATACAGACAGGAAGGGCGAAAAGACCGCTTATATGTGTTCCAAAGGCTGTGTACTCGAACTGGATAGACAATGTTCATGAGCTGTTCCCGGATATGAAAGTAAACGAATTGGGCAATCTGTCTAAAAATTATTGGAAAGAGGGAATGACAATTGAACCCGGCTCTATCTCCGTATGCACTTACGAAGGATTGGAAAATATCGGCTTTAACGCGGAGGAAGAGGCGGAGCTAAAGGAAGATATAGAATTCGCTGAATACACGGACAGAGGAGAAAAACAGACTGCAAGGCAAAAAGCCAGCAAGGACGAGAAAATAAACGAGCGGCTAGGAAATATCCAGAAGACGCGCGATGAGGGAGTTCAGTTCAGCGACCTGGGCTTTGACCATATAACTGTTGATGAGGTCCATAACTTCCGCAATCTTTTCAAAATGCCGCGCCACATAAAGAAGAACAAGGAAGATGAAGGCAAGGTTGAATCAAACGAGTTTGACGGGCTTGGAGCAGGTGGAGAACCGTCTAATCGTGCGAAAAAACTGTTTGCAATTACTCAGCTTATCCAGCGTCATAATGGAGGACGTAATACTTTCCTTTTAAGTGCTACGCCTTTCCAAAACTCTCCTACAGAAATTTATTCAATTCTCTCTTATATGGCACGTGATGACTTAAAGAAAATGGGATTTTATTCTCTTGAGCAATTTGTTTCAAACTTCTGTAAAGTCCAGCGTGAATATGTTGTTAAAGCAAACAGAGTAACAGAAGCTCCGGTTGTAAAAGGGTTTGAAAACTTGAGAGAATTGCAAAATCTTCTTACTGCATATATGGACAAGGTGGACGGAGAGGAAGCGGGGGTTGTCCGCCCTTACAAGCGTATGCACGCGCCTGAGCTTGAGCTGAGCGAAATGCAGAAAGATATTATGTCCAACATATCAGACTATATCGAGGAACAGGAGCAAAAGCCGAAAAAAGAACGCGACGACGGCTATATGTTCCGGGCTATGAACGCGATGAAGAACTGCGCCCTAAGCCCTGCCCTTGTTACTGACAGTGAGTTTAATCCGTATGACGGAAAGAAACTTGACTTTGTGGAAACATCGCCGAAGCTGAAATTTGTCTGCGATTCAATCATTGCCCAGTACAAGAAAAACAGCCATAACGGACAGATTATGTATATGCCTCTTGGCGTTGAGCAGTTCCCGAAGGTAAAGGACTATCTTGTTAGGCACGGAATGCCTAAGGATGCTGTCGCGACTATTTCGGGCGGGGCGACAACTGACAAGGCAATGGAGGTAAGAGATAACATATTCAAGGATTTCAACGATGTGAACGGAAAATGCAAGGTCATAATCGGCTCAAGCACAATCAAGGAGGGCTGCAACCTACAGGGCAACACCACCACAATCTACTGCACACAGCTTGACTGGAATCCGACAGATGTCCAGCAGCTTTGGGGGCGTGGCTGGAGACAGGGCAACAAGCAGGGGATTGTACACTGTGTAACGCCTCTTATGCACGATTCCCTTGATCCGATGATTTACCAGAAGCACGATGAGAAGTCGTCGCGGACGAACGACATCTACAGCTACAAGGGCGACGCTATGAACTCGCAGGACGTGAACCCGGAGGAACTTAAATTCTCCCTGATAAAAGAGCCGGATAAAAGAGCGGACTTGCAGGTTATGGAGTATTCAGAGAAGAACAAGAGCGATGAAAAGATGTACGGACAGCTTATTGACGTTCTGCATAAACAGATTGATGTTGCGTTCGAGAGCGACAAAGATATTGAACGCAGATGTAATGATGTCCTGCCTTTCCGTATGAACCGCTCTCTTGAAGGTTTGCAGGAAGAAAATAAAAGATACAAAGCCGGGCTGGACAATGCTAAAAAGGCTATAACAGTGCTTACAAAGAAGTACAAGGACAATGAGGAAAAATGGAATGAGGATTACTCTAAAATATCGAAAGAACTTAATGAGCTTGATATAAGTAATCTTTACATTTCTACATTCCGAACTCAATCTTTTGATGAGACAATAGGCGACTTGAACGATTCTTTAAGAAGTCTCAAGTCGAATATTGATTCAAATAATTCTTATATCCGTATGTACAACAAGACAAAAACAAAGTTGGAGAAAACGCGGGAGGCTACAAGAAAATACCTCGAATCAAAGGGAATGAAGTCAAAGGAGGACTGCGAGCAGAAAATCCAGGACTACGTGAAGCTTATGGACACTGCGAAGGAAAACGCGGCGAAAGCAAAGGATATGCGCGACGAGTTCTACAAAAAGGCGGTTGAGGACAATGCAAGGAATGAGAAGAACCTGCTGAGCGTAGACGAGCTTGTAAAGGAGAATGTCGATTCAATAATGGGAGATCTGCACCCTATGGACGATGACTTCAAGTCTAAAATACGGGCAGAGAATGACAGGCGTTTTAGGCGCGTCGCAAAGTCGCTGCCGCTGTTCTTTATATGGAATGGAAGGCTTTATATAAACAGAAGCAGGATTTGAATATAGCGGACAAGCCGGGGATAAAAACCCGGCTTTTTTTTTCATATAATCGGCTCGCCTGTTTTTTTATCCAGAAATTTAATCTGCATATCAGCGCCGAGGGATTCCGCTATCGCACAAATATCACGCAGGTAAAAAGAGTTTTTCGCCATTTTGTTCGAGAGGTTTTGGGCGGATATGCCTGATTTTATTGCTGTCTGCCTTAGGGACGTGTTCCGCTTTACGCAGCACAGTCTGATGTACTCAACTATATTCATAGCTAGCAGTGTAAACTAAAGATTTATAAAAGTCAAATATAAGAGAAAAGATAAAATAAAAGTAAATAAAATACATTAAAATTGTATAATAATAATTGACATATATAAAATATTGGTGTATATTATAGATGTATGAGGGAATGGAGATTGAAATATGCAAAATTATCAAGGGTGAATATGTGCCAGTTGATAATTACAAATTACCAATCAATTCTATGAATTGGTAAAGCCATTACAAGGAGGATATTATGGAAATCAGGGCGGTTTGTTTAGACAATTTTCCTAGGGAGGACGGCGGCTATATGCTTGATTCTGTTGTTGCGATGAAAAGGGTTGCTTTTCTGCCTGAAGCTGACAGAAAGGCTTGTGAAGAGGAAATAAAAAGAGTTTGCGAACGCAAGCTGACTTTTGCCTATCAGTTCTGTATGTTCGTAAAAATGGACTGCGGACATTGGGAGCTTCTCCAACTGCCATATATAAAGCCAGAGCATATCGGGGATATGCTGAAAGGAAGATGCTCGAGATGTGTTTTCGAGATGAAGCCGGCTCCGGCGCCTGGGCGAAGCGAATGGCGGTACATCTAGGCTACGGAGAGAGTTTTTAGCGAAACGGAGAATTAAATGACTGAAAAGCAGAACAAAGCATTGGATTTATTGACAGAAATTATTGTGGATGAAGCAGACAGAATTAAGGCTGTAAATGAGCGTGATGAGACAGGATACTACGATGATTCTGCTATTCAGACTAAATTAACTAAGGCTCAGGATTATGCAGGAGTTTTTGACGGAATGAGCAATTCTGTGCTTATGGATATAATAACAGAATCTTTGAGACTGAACGGAATAAGTTTCAGAGATAAAAGATGTCGAAAATATCTTGATGATGTTATAAGGGAAGACATTAAGAATTTTATGTAATCATTGAAAAAATCTGCAAGGTATAATATACTCGAAGTGATTTATATTGATTTTAAGATGTGCTTTAAGAGGCAGTCGTATTCCTATATTGGAACGCGGCTGCTTTTTTTTATGTCCGGAGGAATTATGAGACTTGTAATTAGAAAATCTGCTTTGCTGGAGCTTGCAAAGGGAATGAACGAAGATTCGTTTGAGAAAATCAAGGCGGCGATAATCGCCCATTTGAAGGGACTTGAAGAACAGGAAGAGAGCGGCGACTTGAAAAAAGCCATTACTTATTTTTCAGACAATGAGAGTATGTTCAGCCATCTGGAAAAATCATTAAGCGGCGAATGGATTGAGAAAGCAGGCTACGGAATAGGAACTGTGAGGACCTGGAGAGGCAAGAAATATAAGAAGATTGCTCAGGGAAAGTGGGTGCGCGTCTATGACAAGATTGACCGGGGTGCGAAGAACGCGATGACGCGGCTCATTCATCAGGCGGAGAAAATCGACACACCGGAGGAGATGATGCAGTTTGTTCTTGCGAACAAGCAGAGATTTTCAGACGCGAACGGAAAGCCGCTTGATATTGTGGACAGGCTCAACGCACTGGTTGACAACAAGGAATACAAGAATGAAAGCTCCAAGAAGCCGGCGTCGAACACGAACAAAAAAACTCCGGCACAACCAAAGACGGGCAAAAACACAGAAAAACCGGCTAAAACATCTGGCGGCAATTCTTTCGGATTGGATGATATAAAGAGCGGAAAGAAAGTAAAGACTGTTGCTGAAATGGAAGATGTGGCTAAACAGATTGCGGATAAGTACAAGGGGAATAACCCTAAAGCTGAAAGTGTTTGGATTGACTTTATGGCATACAATCTTGACGGCGGAATGGGCGGCGACCTTGCCACTGACTTTATGCAGAAACACGGAGATGTGAATTTTCAGACGCTTATCAAGAAACTTAGCGGCAAGAAACTTTCTGCAAGGGAAAGGAATCCAGAATTTGCAGATGAATATGCAAATGTGGAGGAAGAAAAAAATTTCCCGAAACAAAAAACAAAAGAACAGAATTTGTCAGACGAGAAATATTCCAAATACGATAAAATTGCGTCAACCACCGACTATACAAAGAAGCCAGTCATCGCAGAGCCTGTTTCGCAAGGCGGCGATAAAGTCGAGTATAGGAAGGACAAGGACACCAAGGTGCAGTTCGAGCGGCTACTGAAATGCTGTTCAAACAAAAACCGCTACCACATGAATTTTCCGTATTACGACAAGGAAAACGGCGTAATCGTGGCGACGGACGCACAGGCAATGAAAGTCCTGAAAGTCGGAAACCTTGACATTCCCGGTGGATATGTGGTCATCGACACAAAAGGAAAGAACATATCCGTTACGCCGGACGCAGAATCTCACGGAATATTTCCGCCCTGGAAGAAAGTGATTCCATCCGACGGAAATATGGACAGGGGGAACAGAATCAGCCTAGACAACAAGGCATTGACCGAGAAAATCAAGGAAATGAAGCAGAACGGCTCTTTCGGAAATAAGGACAATAACTTCGGTGCGGTATTGGAGGCAAGGGGCGGAAAGGTTCTGCTGGACGGCACGGAAGTCGGCAGGACAAGCGGAACGGACAAGACAATAAGGATTAACCAAGATCATTTGACTAATTGTCTTTCCTCGGGCGAAACTTCCGACCTTTTCTTTCGGGACAAAAAGGAAAATGGGGTAATGCAGATCGGAGACACCAACTCCGTCAACATTTTTTTGCCGATGCGAGAGCCGGAAAAAGACCCGAAGGAAGTGTACGAGGAAAACAGGGCAGAGGCGAAATTGCTAAAAGACAAAAAAGACAAGAATCTGGCTGAGCCGTCAAAGGTTGAGAAACCTGCAAAAGAGAAAAATGTTTCAAAACAAGCGGAGCAAAAAGAAAAGACATCTGCTTTCAAAAAAGAAGATTTTAAATCAATGTCTGATGCAGAATTAAAAGATTATGAAGCAAAACTTGCCAAAGAATTGCTTGCATCTAATCGTGGCGAACCTGGTTATTCTGAAAAATATTCTCATTGGCAAGAAGTTCATAGGGAAAATAACGACAGATTCCACCGGAATATTGCCGATGAAGCTAAAGCAGAAAAGCAGAGAGAAGAAGAAATAAAGGCCGAAAAGGAAAAGGAAATCAAAGAAAAGTACAATGGATATTTTGATAACATCAAAGGTCTTGGAAGAGCCAGAGCTATAAAAAACCTTGAAAAGAAATACAGATATGAAGACAAGGTTATGAGCAGAAAGGAATTTGTTGAACAGGCAATTGATAACGGTGCAGAAATCAAGGAACGTGAAGTAAATAAACTTGATTATCCATCAAGAGTTAGATGGAACAGAATGGCCGGTTATGAACAGCAACAGTATGCAAAAAGAGTTGAGGCTGCCGGAAAAAAGACTGCTTATTACATTGACGGCTATGAATTTCCAAAGGATGTTGCAGATTATGCAAGATTCTACAAAGAAAAAGGAAAATCAAGCAGGTTAAAGGAAATGCAGGTAAAGAAGTCAGATTCTTTGTATGATTATGTTCAGAAGTCGATTGCGGCGCTGAAAGAGTGCAGGGCGATATAATGGAGGCGAGGAAATGGCAAGGCTGGTGATAAGAAAAGATGTATATGACGACCTTATGAAGGCTTACGGGCATAAGGATATGTCGAAGCTGACAAAGAAGCGAATTACGGACAAGAACGGGCATACAAAGAATGTGTGGGTAAGAATGGGAGAAGAGCCGGAGGCTCAGAGAACAGGACGCTCCAATATTGAAACAGAGCCGTCTTCCAGCGGAAGGAATCCGCTTGCCGACAAGCTGAAAACCGGGGATAACATAAAATTCGCATACGGAGGAAATACTCTTTCCGGCGAGATTATAGCAAGGGGTATGAAAGGCGTGCAGGTCCGGGACGGCGACGGCAATGTATACAAGGTGGACTATGAGAAAATTATCGGGACGACAGCAAAGAAAACTTCTATAATGGGAAAATCTGCAGCTACAGACTACATTTTGAACGCTGACAGTATCAAAACTGTCTGGAGAGGAACTGACGGAATGCAGCCTGAATCTTGCGATACAATCGAAGGGCTTTATAAATCTGTCGAGGCGGTGCGCGGAGAATTCAACAGAATTACAGACAGTATAACTAACAAATTCAAGTCGATGAATCCTATTGTTATGAAACGCGCGACACTTAAAAACGAGGCTAGAATCAAAGAAAAGTTGAGGGAAGATGCAAATGCGAAACTTGCAGACGCAAAGAAAAATGGTGTTAATGATTTCAAGCCAGAAGAGTATGACGAAAGAACAGACACTTATCATTGCCGGACAATCCGCGACTGCGACGGCCATACTATCTGTATGAACAGCATTGCTGACGTTGCAAATATTCTTAAACATCTTGATAAACAGCCTTATGCCGCTCGAATCAAGAATAATTTTGCAAAGCCGTCTCCAGTTGGATATTCAGACATAAATGCGAATATAAAACTTTCAAACGGCGTTATTGTTGAAATGCAGATAAACACAACGGCAAATATGGTTGCAAAGGAACGTTACGGCCATTCGCTTTATGAAGTGTTTAGAAGTGTAAAAGGTAAGGCTGGATATGAAGAACTTTCAGACCTTATGGGAGAAGCTCAGAAAAGCCTTTACGGACTTTCAAACGAGTATTCAAAGAAAGGCACCTATCCAGTTGATGACATCCCATTAAAGGACGGAAACCGCAATATATTTGACAGTTCCTATAAGCATGAGCCATTTGCAGCTGCAATACGTGAGAATGTAAAAAAAGCAATTCCATTGTTCAAAAAGGCGAAGGCGGAGGGGATTCTAACAGGAAAAACAGCAGAACATTTTGAGCATCTAATTGAATATATTAAACAGTAAAACTTGACTAATGTTCATTATAGATGTATATTATAGGTGCAGGAGGTAGAAATATGAGATGTTACCTTAGCGATTATGATTGGGTTTATGGAGTTGACGATAAAGGCAAGGTTTACCTTTATACAAATAGAGGTTGGAAACCAACTGAAAAACAGATTGATCCAATGTGGGGCGGAATTGCGGAATCTGAAATAAGTCAATATGCGGCAAAGATTTTTTAATAAGACCAGCGCATATTATAAATGCAGAAGGTAGAAATATGAGATACTATTTAAGCAATATTGACAAATCGTTTGCAATTGATAAAAAAGGCAACGAGTTTTATGTAACTAAAAGCAGTCTTGTTCCTGCGAAAAAAGGTACTGTAGACCCGATGTGGGGCGGAATTACAGAAGAGGAAGCTAAAAAGTACGCTTGGGAAAGTAAGTAGATAGTAGAGCCGTGATTTTTTCACGGCTTTTTTATTGGAGATAAAAAAAATGAACGCACAGAAAATCCACAATGCAATTATTTTTGCAACACTGAAGCATAAGAGCCAGAAACGGAAAGGAACGGATATTCCTTATATCGTTCACCCTATGGAGGTCATGCAGATTCTTACCGCCTGCGGTTGCGGAGAAGATGTGATAACTGCTGGAATTCTCCACGACACTCTGGAGGATACGGACACAACGCCAGAAGAAATAAAAGAAAATTTCGGGCAGAAAGTCCTTGAAATTGTGCAGACAGAAAGCGAGGACAAGTCAAAAACGTGGAAAGAGCGCAAGCAGCATACTATTGATGATCTGAAAAAGGCGGAAGAGGGAACACAGATTGTATGTCTTGCTGACAAGCTGTCAAACCTCAGGAGCATTTATGCGGATTTCCAGACAGACGGAAACAAGCTCTGGAAGCGGTTCAATGCTCCGAAAGAAAATATAAAATGGTATTATGAAAGCGTGGTGGATGCGCTTGAAAAAGATTTTAGCAGCATTGAAGCGTGGAAAGAATTAAAAGAGCTAACGAAAACTGTATTCGGTGATAAGTAAAATAATGACAGTTATTATTTTACTTTTTTAAGCCGATAATATATAATATAGTTATGTTTAAAGAAACACAATTAGACACATATTGCTATCAACTTGAAAAAATCGGTTATGAAATCGGCATCAGGGCTATAAACGAAGAGCAAAGAAAAGAACTTAAAAAGGCTTATGAAAACGGACTGAATAAAGGTGTTACTTCTTATGAGGAATCATCGAAAATCGTAAACGATATAGACCTTGACGATTTTCTTCATAAATTCTTAACTTTTCAACTACAAGTTGAATGACTTATTTTTAATTACCCTGCATAATTTAATTGTGAGGTGATTATATGGCAAAAAGAAACAAAATGCTTTGACTTCCTGAAAATTACATTTTATAAGCGCGGCGACATCCAAGGCTTGATGAATAAGACAGTTCTCGAGAATTACACCATGACGACAATAATTCACCATGGAAAAGTTATTGCGGATTTGATTCCGAACTATGCGAAAGACGAATATTATCATTTGGATTTGAGCGAATACCTGTTAGAGGTAGGAGCTTAAAGCTCTTCTTAAAAAAACATTTCAAAAAGAGCCTACTGTTGACAAACAGATAAATTGATTTTATACTAAATCTATATATTCTTAGATGTGTCGAGAACGGCAGTCATTACCATTTGGTAGTGGCTGCTTTTTTTTTGCTCCAAGGGGCTTTGTATGGAAAATGTGGATTTTACAGGCGGCTCTTATATCTCAATCCCGGCGACGGTTTGCAAGGCTATTCCCGGACAGGAAGATAAGGACGGCAACTATACCTTTGAGGTGGAAGCCTCCAACGAAAATCTTGACTTGCAGAACCAGAAGATTCTTCAAAGCGCGCTTTTGAAGTCCAAGGAATATTTTCTTACCAACGGCGTTGTGTCGGATGACCACCAGCACAAGGTGAGGAAAGAAGACGGAAGCGTTGAAACCAACAAGGACAAGATTATCGGCGAGCCTGTGTCTGTAAGGACAGACGGCAAGAAGACTTTCGTCAAGGGTATTCTGTACGGAGCTGTTGAGGCGGCGAAGCCTTTTATAAATCTTCTTAAAGCCCATTCAAGCCGTGTAAAGGCGAGCGTGGGAGGAATAATGCCGCAGGTAAGGCGCAACGCGGACGGAAGCGAGACTGTAACCGGCTTTATGTGGAACGATCTTGCATTGACCTGCTCTCCTGTCAACTGGACTGTAGGGAGCGCGAAGTTTGCGAAGAGCATTTCCACTCTTGACTTCTGCAAGGCACTGACTGCCGGTGGCGGAACAGACTGCGCGGCATTTGAGGGCGGAAGAGTCATTCAGAAAGAAGACACTGAAAAACAGACAAAAAGAATTCTTGATTTTTCAGATGACGCCATAAACAGCGGCGATGAGATTAAAAAGTCGGAAGAAGATGTTCTGCGCGAGGCTCTGGTCTGCATTGACACAGGGGAGCTTAAAACAAGAGATGACATAGAGAATTTTCTTGTTTCAAACGGATTTGAAAAGGACAAGGCAAGGGATAAAACTCTTGAAATAATAATGAGCGGAGGAAAAGGAATGAAGAAAAGTCATTTCACAGATACGATTGATGAACTTTTGAAATCGTTGAATCCAAAAGAAGAAGACGACAAAAAGAAGAAAGCCGACAGCAAAGAACCGGATTCTCTTTTTGATGACGAACCGGACGAAGAACCGGAAGATGACACTGACGACGATGATACGTCGGAAGATGACGAAGATGTGAAAAAAGGCGGCGAGGAGAATTTTATTGACGCGACGGAGCTTGTAGGCTCTCTGAAAAAGGACTACACAGACCTTAAATCTGAAAATGAAAGTTTGCGCAAGTCGCTTGACGAGGTAAAAGAAAGCCTTGTCAACGTTACAAAGTCATTCAGCGAGTATCTGAAAACTCCGGCGGCCGCAAGACAGTCTGTTGTTGAAAAGTCGCTTGGTGATAGCGCGCAGATGCAGAAAAGACGGCCTACAGCGGCGGACTTTGATGTTCTTAAATCTGCGCTTGTAAAGGAAGCAAGAGCTGGAAAAATCGGGCTTGAAAAAGTTCAGTTCTACAACTCTGAATTCCAGAAGTCAATGAACGGAGCAAAAATCAGCCCGAATGTATGGGCTGACATCTGCCGCATTGTAAAAGAAAATCGTTAAAAAAAAACAGGGAGAAAATAGCTATGAATGATATTTTTGAAAATGAATTTGACGCCGTGCCTCAGAACGAGGAGCTTGAAAAGGCTCTTGAAGCCGGATATGGAACAGACGCGGCTGCGTTCAAGGACGGACGTGCGCTCCAGCGTGAGGATTTGGAGGCGACACTTGTTTCTGTTCTTGATGTGAAACAGAATGACTTGAAAGTTTTCCATAAACTTCATAAGCAGCCTGTTTCTTCGACTGTTCATCAGGTGAACAGACAGACCAGCGTGGGAAATGACGAGTTCCTGTTTGTAGGCGAGGGCGAGCTTGCTTCTGCGGACGACGCGGAATTTGAAAGAAAAGTTTACGAGACTAAATACCTTTCAAGCGAATGGAAGGTCTCTCACCCGCTTACTCTTACAAACAATTCGGAAAATCCTATCAACGCCCAGAAAATCGCCGCTGTAATGCGTGTGTCAAGAGCGACAGAGCGCGCGATTTTCCACGGTGATTCAAGCATCAACAAGAAGCAGTACGACGGATTCCTTAAAATTATCCGCGATTCAGTGGCTGACACAGAGCATGACGAGAAGCACCGGGCGACACGTGTAGACCTTCGAGGCCTTGAAATTGGTGAAAAATCTACAGACCTTGGAATCAATGCGGACATTGACCTGTTCAACCAGATTTCCGCGGAAGTTTTCTCTAAGGGCGGCGATATTTCCGAAGCTTACTTCCCTCCGGTTGTCGCCGAGCAGTTCTGGCGCGTTATGCAGGATAGACTTCGCTTCAATGTAGGCGACAAGCAGATGGGCTTCTCTGAGCTTCCTGATATTCCTACTGCTGTAGGTTCAACAATCAGAATCAAGGGCGACTGCGGAGCTGATAAGATGTTCAAGGTCAAAGGAATTATCGAGGCAAGCGGAGATTCTTCACGGCGTCCTAACACTCCGTCTTCAATCACAGCTGCCGCTACAGAAGATTCTGCCTCTCAGTTCACATCGGGCTTTGCAGGTGATTACACTTATGCAGTTCACGCAGTTAATGCTTATGGTATTTCCGCTGGAAAAGCGATTTCCGCGGCTCAGGCTGTTACTGCCGGACAGAAAGTTACTCTTACAATCACACCGGATTCAAACGGCCCTGCGGCAACCGGATATATTATCACCCGCTCAAACGCAAACGGAACTGTCCTTATGGAAATGGTGCGCATTAAGAACAAGAGTGGCACGGAGGCTACAACTTATGTAGACTTGAACAACGATTTGCCGGGAACTGCTTCTGTGGTTCTTCTTACACCTACAACAGTTGATTCTATCCAGCCTAACGTTTCGTTCGGACAGCTTATGCCGATTTCCAACTTTGACCTGCCTACTGATTCAAGCATTGCTCACCGCGGCGTTGTTTCAATGTACGGTATGCTGGAAGTCCGCGCGCCTGAATACTGCGCGTTGATTGACAACGTTGGCTACGCTGGCGGATTGTACTAACAGGAAAGGAGCTGCTGAATATGGCTAGATCAACCAATACAGCGGCTTCTGCTGATTCAAAATCGGCAGAGGCTGAGACAGTCAATAACAAAAACGGCAATGCTACGGCTGCGGAAACAGCGGCAGCAGGAACAGAAAAGTCGTCCGCTACGTCGGAAAAGAAGTCTGATTCAAAGAAGCCGTTGTCATTTGGCGATGACGACATTGTGAAAGTTAAGCACACTCCAGGGAAATCTGTTACTGGATGTATTCCGGGCAAAGTTGTTTCATTCGGTTCTGACGGAACTGCGGAAGTTTCAGGCAAGGAAGCTCGGTATTTTCTTTCAATTCCTGGCTACGAGCTGGTTAAATAAAGGTTTGAAAAATGGCAATATCCGCTGAAAGCACATCAAGCAGAATCATTCTCAATATAAGCGGCGAAAAGGAGGAGCAGTTCTTTTTGCAGCGTTCTTTCTACAAGGAAAGAGGAAAATGGCTGACTTACACTTCCGGCGGATTTGCCGTTTTGTCTGGCGGAGAGGAATCTATAGAGCCTCTTGCGGTTGGTGCAGGCGATTTTATAGATTCCTTTGGATTGCAGAACGGACTTTTTGAATACAGGTATATTCCTGTTTCAGAGGGGCTTGACGCTCCTGAAAACAAGTTTACTTACACCGAATGGATAAGATTTGGAAAAAGCGACTGCATAGGTTATTCTTTCGGTAATTACCATTCGCCGGAGGGCGCATGGGGAACAGCTGTTACTCCTGATGACTGCCGTTATACCTATCTGTGGGGAACAGACTTCAAGGCGACAAACGGCACTTATTTCACAGACGAGCAGATTCAATTTTTCATTGACGAGGCTACGCGCTATCTGGAGCGTATGCTAAATATCTCAATCATAAAGACAAGAATTAAGTCGCAGGCAGAGGACAGAGGACTTGCAAAGGGCAGGGACTATGACATTGAGGAGCCGTTCTATGATTTCTCGTACCGCAAGATTCAGCGTTACGGAATGATTCAGACTAAGCACAGACCTATTATCAGTGTGGAGAAATGCGAGCTTGTGAAGAGAGGCGGAAGCAACATTGACCTTCTGCCTGATTCCGCAGTGAACAGACAGCAGGGAGTAATCAAATTTCTGAAACGTCCTTATATGCCGTCTGACACCGGGCGCGGAATTTCTACAGCCATAGGAAGATATGGCTCGGAAACTTTCCAAAGTCATTTATTCTATTCAATAGATTATACGGCAGGCTACAAGACAAGCGATGATATACCGTCTGATTTGAGGCAGATTATCGCGAAGGTGGCTGCGATTTCGCTTCTGAATGTAATCGGAGATGGTCTTATGTCTGGATTTTCTTCAAGTTCTCTTTCAATGGACGGAATATCAGAATCGTTCAGTTCTACCCAGTCTGCGACTTCCGCATACTTCGGAGCGAGAATCGCGGTCTACCAGAAGGAAGTCGAGAACTATATCAAGGACAACAAGTACCGTTTCGGCTTCCTGCCGATTGGTGCGTTGTGATAAAACATTTTTTACTCCAAAAACACTGTCTGCTGGTTCAGTGCAAAAAAGACCGGCTTTATTTTTAGGAGGCACGGAAAATGCAGCAGTATGTGGAAAGAATGGTTCAGGAAAAGGCGGATTTAGAGGGAAAAATCAAGAGGGCGAAGAAAGCCGTTGAGAATCCGCCTTACGGAGCGGACAAGCACGGAATGATTCTTCTTGCCGAGCAGGTCAAGGCTATGGAAACATATCTTGCGTGCCTGGATGAGCGTATTGACTACGAGAAAAATAAATAACAGGAGAAAAATTGTATGAGATTTTCTTTTATTCCTCTCTGCGAGGGGGAATCTTTTGATGCAGGAAGTTTTGAGATGATTTCTTGCGAGAAAAATATCTATGAATTTTTTGGGCTTAGCGCAGATGTGATTAAACTTCCAACTGTATCTGTAATTGGAACAGGTTCAATTGCATATTGCGTAGATACTGGAGAGTTGTATATATATGAGCGAACGACTAAAAAGTGGTACAAGCAGTAACTGGAGTAAATATGTTAATAAATAAAGTGTTGGAATTAAAAAATATAAAGGGAGGCAATAGTTCTTCCGGTTCAGATTTCCTTGCCGCGTATAAGAAGTATACAGGCCGAGGTTATTGTTTTTGGATTTGCAGTTCCAAAAAAATGGTTTCCGCCTCTTATAGCGAAGATGGCGTAGATTGGAATGAAATGACAATTATTGACCCTCAATGTGTTGCTGTAAGCGGTTCTTTAGTGACAAAGTTTGCGGTAACCTTTACAGACGGACAAACTGCTGACCTTGATACAATAACTGATTTATCTTAATGATGATAGAGGTACAATATGGGGCAAGGGCTGGGGCGCAATTCGCCTGTTCAACTAACATTAGGAAAAGATAACTACTGCGCGCTTATCGAGCGGCACGGACAGTGGATAAGGTGGCGGACAGCCGCGAAATGCGCCTGCGTGAAAATGCCGTCAATGCAGCCTGATATACACTGCAAGATATGCGGAGGGCGCGGTTATACATATTCATTTCAGAAAGACCAGATTGTATGTGAATCTGTAATGCAGAAAGATTCCGGCGGAATTCTTGAGGTTTCTGAAGTAAACAGAAATTGCGACCTTGTTCGTGTTTATGATTTTGACGGATTTACTTATGAAAATGCAGAGAAATTCGGAAATTTTATATACCTTAATACTGAACATATTGCAAATAAAGGCGTTTATTTTAATGTCATTATGAGAAGAAAAACCGTTAAAACTCTTGATAAAACTATTGCCGTTAAAGGCAATATGGGATTTTATACAGTTCCGGGGCTTAAAAGTTCAAAAAGTAACATTGACGGCGTATATTATGAATCTGCTGCGGATATTATTTCTATCGGCAGGATAACTGACGCTGACGGCAACGAATACGAGCCGGAAGAATTCCGCCTTGATACTTTTGTCATAAGGGCAAAAACGGAAGAAATTGAAAACGAAAACGGAGAAATTGAAATTATTGAAAAACCTATTTCAGAGCCTGTTACGGTTGAAAATGTTGAATATGTTCCTCCGTTTATTTTTGCATTGTTAAGTCAGAATTTGAGCAAATCTGACGCTCAGGCGGTGGCTGATTATCAGGGTGATGCTGTCCTTACATTCCCTTATGAGTGCGATGTTTCTAATGATGATGTAATAACGGTTCTTGCAGGAAGTTATACAAATAAAGAAGTTGTTGCAAGAAGTGATTTTGAAACAGATACTTTAGGTGTTTATTTTGTGTATGACATTGTTTCCTGTTCTGGCATTGTAAACGGCAAGCAGTTTGACTTTAAGCAGGGCAGGGATTTTATTCTTGTAGGCACAAACAAAATTAAATGGCTTGAAGATACGGCAGAGGCTTTCCCGGATATTGGCGAGGGATATTCAATTACTTATCATGTATTGCCGACTTACAAGGTTGTAAAACAGATTCCTCAGTTAAGGACAAGTGAAAATCAAAGATTCCCGAAAAAAGCTGTTGTAAAACTTTTCTCTACTTATGCAGAAAATACAGGCGTAAACAGGCAGACTGTAGGACGAAAAGGAATTGAGGGAAGTTATTAAAAATGCTTAAAGTACAGATTGATATTGATGCAGAAAAGTTAAAGGAAATTGCAAAAGAATTCAAAAAAAATATGACGGAATCGGCATTTCCAAATACAGCAAATGCTTTTGTTCAGGCGCAACGTATGGTGTTGAATTCCTGGAGAGATTATCTTGCAGGGGAAACATCACTTACCGGAATTGAAAATCTTGAAAAAGTAACTCAGCCTATGATTGATTCTGTAAAGACCAGAAGAAACGGCGATTTTGATTATTCTGTGTACTCTGACAGTGAACAGCTGAAAAAAGCCGCGGAAGGAAGCCCGGAAGTAAACTATGATATGAAGAAAACCCACCCCTACGGAAATAAAAGCCGTGTTTCCAAGAAGGGCGTGCCGTATCTTATTATTCCGTTCAGGTGGGGAACGCCTAACGGCAAAGGAACAAAAAGACGCTGGAATAATTTTATTCCGCAAAAAGAATATTGGACTAGAGTTCTTCCAATGGAAATGAGCAGGACTACAGGAATTACCCACCCGGAGATAAATGCAAAAGGGCAAGCGATAGACAGACAGGAATATAACTGGGGCGGACGGCTAAAAGACGGCTGGGATGACAGAAGTTCTGGCATGGTGAGAATGAAAGACGGAACAAAGTCTACATACTTCACATTCAGAATAATTTCCGCAAAGTCTCCTGCCGGCTCGTGGCTTTATCATAAGGAAGCCAAGGCTGCTGTTGATATTATTGGCGCATTGAAAAGAACTCACGAGCAGAGTATCAGAAAAATGGTTGCAGAGGGAATTAAGAATGATGAGAATATGTATAAAAATGATAAATAATAAACTGACAATCACTCTGTTTTATTTTGCATAATAATATAGCCTGGTGTTATTGTATATGAATCACCCTTATTCTTGATTGTCTTTTTTTGTTTGACTTCACCATCAGGATTTCTTAATTCCCATTCAACAAGCCCTATGCCTTTGTAAAAGTAAGAGTATTCTGTTCCAAAAAGGGTGTTTTGTAAAAAAATATTTTTTTTAATTCTTATGCAATTATCAAATTGAGCAAAACCTAAATCAATTGAGGCAATATCACTTTCAAATTCATACCGCTCATCGTCAACAGGGTCTTGATACGTCCAATTATTACCCGGTTCTTTTAATATGCTATATCCATAATTTTTTGTTTTTGTTCCATCTTCTAAAACATCACATTCAAGAATTATAGAATCATCTGTTGTGGTATGAAGAGAATACTTAACGCCTGATAAATTTTTTACAGCCTTAACTATAACCTCTCTTTGTTCAAAATTGATACTTTCCAGGGCAACTATTTCAGTATTATTAAAAAAAGAATTTTCGTATTCAATGGGACAGCCATTTGCGGGAAAATAGGCTTTTATTGATTCTGGAAAAATAGAAATACAGAGTGTAAAAAATAAAGTGATAAAGCAAATGTTTCTTTTCATTTTATATCTTATAGCATTGTTTTATAGGAAAGTCAATTTAGTAGTTTTTGGAAACGAACACGTGCATTGACAAGCAAGCCGTTTGATTTTATACTTGAAGCATATTTTATATTTTTTGGTGTGCAATTAACGGCAGCCGTACGGATAATACTCGTGCGGCTGCTTTTTTTTTTGCATTTTTGGGGTTGTATGGTTTATTACCTTAACTTTGGATTTATTCTTGAACAGGCTCTTGCTGATATTATCAGACGCTATTTTGACAGACAGCGGTTTGATGATGTCTATGGGAATTTCCATATATCAGTAGTAAACGAACATCCATTTGCACACATGATTATAGAAAACAATCCGCGCTGCGCAGACAATTTCCCGGCTATTGTGGTTACAAGCCAGTCGGACGGCAAGACGGCCGAAATGAACAATCTTCCACAGCAGACATTGGTAGTTGGATATACAAGCAGTGATTTGAACAGTCTTTTTTCCTGCGGATTCAGGAACAGGCAAAAACTGGATGAGAACGGAGAGCTGGTTGATGTGGTAAAAAAGGGCATTGTTCAAAAAGAACGAATTCCAGGCTTTGTTCTTGTTCATGATGAATCAGCTGTTACCCGGATGAAAGAAATTGCGGATAGCCGGACTAATGGCGATACCGAAGGAATGGTCTATGGAATCAAGGTGTCAACAAGGAAAACTGACCATATGTCAATAGAAATATGGACAGAAAACAATGAGCTGAAAAATGAATTGTATGAACACATAAGACTGCTTCTGAGCGGAGCAATTCCAGCTTTGCTTTGCGACACCTATAAGGTTTTTAGTCCTGTTATTTTTGACAAGACTGTAAACGGAGAAAGGAGTTCAAATTTCAATTTAGATTTTGACACTTTGCTTTGCGGCTCTCATATAACGTTTGACGTTGACTATGATATTGCGCAGGTAATTATTGATACAGATTTGAATGATATAAACAGAAACGTGGTTACGGAGGTGATTAATCATGTCAAGAACGAAAACAACTGACACGGCACAGACAGAAGCGGAAAACGCGGTTTTGCCTGAAAACAATTCTGTCCCGGAGCAGATTGAATCCGCAGAAAAAGAGCAGGAAAAAGCGAAGGAGGATTCTGTAAAAGCGGAAGGGTCGGAAACAGAATCATATCAGAAAATAAGCGTGATTCAGTATCTGGAACTAAACCCCCAGTCTGTATACATCGCGGCTCTGATGAAAAAGAATTATGAAATGAAATTCAACTCAAAAAGCGATTGGGATTTGCTTTTGCAGAAGCTAATCGGGAAAAAGATAAACTAACGGGAGGATATTATGGGTGTAAGCGCAGCTGTATTTGAATCTGCCGGAAAGCGGACGGAACATTATGTTCCGGGCGTGTATTCTCGCAGCAACAACGTAACCTCGCCAAGCAGCGTATCAAGCGGAAATCTTTGTATTCTGGGCAGTTCTACCGGCGGAAAGCCGTTGAGCCTTTTGGAATTCGGCAGTATTTCTGACGCAAAAAATACGCTTGTCGGCGGAGAACTTTTAGAGGGCATAGGACTTGCGTTCAGCGGTTCAAATGACTATATTCCGCAGAAAGTGTTCGCGATGAGGGTCAACGGAGGAAAGCAGTCTGTATTGAATATAAATTCCGGCGGAAATACAGTCTTGAAACTCACTTCGTGGGATTATGGAACTCACACAAACCAGCTTAGAATGAAGATTGAATCTGGAACAGCTGATGACAGCAAGAAGATTACAGTTGCATATAAAGATTCGTCAGTTGTAGTGGATAACATTGTCAAAAAATCCTTGAAACTCTCAAGCTCGAAAACAGCGCCGACAGTTACTATTGACAAGACATCGCTGACACTTGGATATACAGAAACAGAAGAGCCTAAAACGGTAGTTATTTCTTTCTCTGATTTTCCGAAATTGACAGAACTTGCAGAACGAATCAATGCAGAGCAGGGGTTTGTGGCAACACTTGCAGACAGCGATGAGGCGGCGCTTTCTGCCGATTTGGATTATGTTCAGTCTAAATCTATTTCAGAAGAAACAACTCTTTTTTCAAACAGAAAGGCATTTGCTGATGCAGTTGCAAAGATTGAATTTATTGGAGCTGTTGAACTTGGAGAAATAAGACAAGTGCCTGAAAATATGCCGTACACATATTTTACAGGCGGCACATCTGAATCTGCCGCTGTTTCTGACTGGGTTTCTGCTCTTGAAAAACTGGAAGTGGAGGATATTCAGATAATCACCACAACGGTTACGGATTCCAATGTTCAGGCTTTGATTGCGTCGCATTGTACGCAAATGGGTACAACTGTCAACCGAAAGGAAAGAACTTGTATTCTTGGCGGGCCTTTGGGAATGTCTGATGACGAGGCTATTGCAACCGCTGTCGGATTCAACAATAAACTCGTTTCATTCGTTGTTGATAATCCTATTATCAGCAATCCTTTTACAGGAGAGCAAGAAACCGTAAGCGGCTCAAAACTTGCTGTTATGCTTGCCGGCATGGAAAGCGCGATGGCGGTAAACACTCCTCTTACTAACAAAACTCTTAATGTACTAGGTTTTTCCAAAAAACGAACTATTACGAATATGGAAAATCTTATCAAAGGTGGAGTAATTGTTTGCAATCCTTCTCCTGATGAGCCGACAAACTGTGTCTGCATACGTGGCATTACTACATACCAGAGTGCAGATTTGATTTGCAACGAACGTTCTATGGTCCGCGAGGATTTGTATATGAACAGGGATCTGCGCAAAAAATACAGTTCTGGAATCGGCGGCATCAATGACAAGGGGATTACGGCAAAAGTTCTCGCAACTCTTACAGACACGGCCAAGGACTGGGCGGATTTAGGCTATATTGTGCCTAATGGCAATAAAAATGTATGGAACATAAAAATTAAGGTGGACGGCGATAAAATCTATCTAACCTATTCAAGGTATCTGACAGCGCCAACAAACTTCATCTTTATTACAGCAACAAACCATATCTATACATCGACTATGGAGTTATAAGGAGGTAGAAAATGCCTGATACATTGGAAAGTGGCCAGCAATATGGCATAGGACAACATGCTCTTGTCATAGGATATTCCTGCTGGTGCAGAATCGGAACGTCCGCAAATGATGCTAAGAAAGTTGGAATGGTTGATTCAATGAGAGGAACTAAAAATATCCAGCTTCAAAGAGCAAATGTCTGCGGAGCTGTTATGCCGGCTTCAATTGACCCTCAGGGAATCTCTGTTACATTGAATCTTTCGGGCTTTTTGCCTGTCCCGGCTCTTCTTAACGGCGGAGTATCAGTAAATGGTGCAGGAACATACACATTGCAAAGTTTCAATCCGGATTCGGATGATTTTGTAAAGGGCAATGTGGCTGTAAAGGCTGAATATATGGATTTTTATGATGAATCGACAGGAACAATTCTTGCTTCATTCAAGTATGTAATTCCGTCTTCATTTGGAATTACTGTACAGGGCGGTTCTTATGCAAAAGCTGATGTTGCGGCAGAGGCTTTGTATATGGGTTCAGAAAAAGATTTTGTAGAACAAGCGTAGCGGTTGGCGGAGCGTGAAAAAAAACTCCGCTCCGCTTTTTTTGGAGAAAAAAAATGAAAGTTGAAACAATTGAAAAAAATGATGTTATAGAAAAAGAACTTGGAGAGGCGCAGAAGAATGACCTTTTTGGCAATATCATACGCGGAAAGGATGTTACAGAAGTGATTTCAACTTCTCGCGGTGATTTTAAAGTAAAATTCCCAAGGGCAAGAGACCTTGAAACTATAGGACGTGTTCTTGCTTTCCGGCTGAAAGGACTTAATGTGCATAGCATTGATCCGAATGTATATTCTCTTATGCAGCAGATAGCAACTCTTGATGTTGTTGTTCTTTCCGGTCCTTCATGGTATGAAAATGCAAAAAAAGAGGGGAATTTCACAACCTGGGGAGATATTCCTACCCAGTCCTTTATTCAGGAGGTGTATGGCAAGGCCTATACCTTTCGCGACAAAGTGCAGGCAGAACTTGAACAGAGCGCGGACAGAGCCGATTCAGAAGTGGATTCCGTCAGCGGCGGTGATGTATCTGGCAAGCCTGGACTTTTTGAAGGCTTGTCCGATAGAACCTGATTTAATGGATGATGACTGGTGCTATCTTGTTTTTGAATTTTCAATGAACTATACGCTTGATGGTTTGCGGTACGCCTATCATAAGGAAAAAAAGAAAGAAAAAGAAAAGGTTACCGCGGACTTACTAAGAAAACTCGGCTATACAGAAGAGCAGATTCAAAAAGCCAGATTATAAGGAGCGGTATTATGGACATGGAAATGAATATGAGGGCAAACCTTGACGCTGATACTTCCAGAGCGGAGAGAAAGCTGGATGAGTTTGCCAGCAAAGCCGAGAAAACCCGTGGCATTGCAGATAATTCCATGCAGCCGCCTCCCTTCCAGCAAAAAAAAAGTGAATTACCGGATAATCAGGTACAAGCACAACTGCAATCTGAGAACTTAGAAAAAACAAGTATTGCAAATGACGCCCTTGGAAGTTTTATTGAGAATTTTAAAGTTCTAAATGAACTTATGCCGGCATTTTCTGATACTCTGAGAAAAATCACACACGAAACGAATGCAGCTCCAGCCAGCTCAAAAGGAAATTCTGATAATGATATAAAAGGAATAACGCCTAAGTGGCTGGAGATATTACAAAAATATGGTGCTACAGTTGCGACCGCTTCTTTGGCAGGACTGTTTGAATATAATGCTTCACAAACAAGACGAAGAACAAGAGCATTGGACGCAGATGTATTTGGAATGGAACAGGAATCTATACAAGGCAAAAAAGGAGTTGTTAATACTGTAACTTCTTTTTTACCTGTGTTAGGCGCGACTATTGGAGGCGGATTAGCAGCTGCGGGGACTTTTGGCGTGGGAACTGCTGTAGGCGCAGGAGTAGGAGCTGGAGCTGGAAGTGCAATTAAGGGCGCTGTGGACACTGCTTTTGGAGCCGGTCTTAATTCCGAAAGCGCAAAAATCAGCGAGCAAGAGCGTATGGCTCAGATATATCAGCAGAAACTTCCTGACCTTGAAAAAAGTCTTGTCTATTTTGGAAAACCTTCTGTTAATTCGATAACAAACCGTTATACAATGGAGAAGCTCAACACCTTCTGGACTGAAAAAGCCCGTAATACAGGAATTTCAACAGAAGATTTTGTGTCGCTAGCAAACAGCCTTGCTCAGTATGGCATAACGCCAAAGGAAAGGGCCGGAAATATTGCTCATGAGGCAGCCACAATGGCGCGATACACTGGTACAGATGTTGACGCAGTTCTTGATTTTATGGGTGGCCGCGCAAGATTTGGAAGTAAAGACACGCAGAAAGATGTTGAAAGGGCATACGCTTATTCACAGGCCTCAGGTCTTGGTAAAGGGCAGTTCGGAGAATTTCTTGACGGCTTGCAAGGCGCTGTTGAACAAGGCATTGCAAAGGGCTATACAGCAAGCACAGAAGACATTTCAAAGCAAATGTTGATGTTCAGCAAACTTTCAGGCGGAGATGAGACTTGGGAGGGTAAATATGGTTTTCAGAAACTTTCACAGATAAACAATGGGCTTTCAGGCGCGACATCGTTATCGACTTCATCCCAGATTCTTGCATATCAAGCAATGAGAGGGATTGTGGGACAGGCAGACAAAGACGGGAAAGTGCTTAAAGGCGGAGCATATTTGGAAGGACAGGACGTGCTGAATACTCTAAGCCTTATGGAGGCGGGGCTGAATGTGAATTCATTCAAAGCTATCGCGTCCGCTATGAGCAACACATACGGCAATGATGCTTTAAGCCAGGTCGCGGCATGGAAGGAGCTTTCGGGGCTTAATTATACCGGGGCGATGAAGCTGTACCAAATGGCGAACAGTGGTGAACTAGACAATTTATCTCCGGATGAAATTCAGGGGAAGTTGAATGAGCTTGATGACAAAGAATTTCAGACTGACACAGCAAACATCATGAATTCTGTGAATGAAATCAAAGATGATGTTAACAGAATGTCTGAAAAAGGCTTGAAAGTTTATTTGGAAAAACTGGAAGACCTTAAAGAAACACAGAAAGGCGAAAGAGAAAAAGCTGTTGTTGAAAATATACAAAGTGATGATTCTATAAATAGATTCCTTGAAGAGAATTTCAATATAACAGGGGCTGATGATAAATATTACAAGAATCTAAAGAAAGCTCTTGCTGGGGATGGAATAGGCTATTTATTTGGAGAAACAAAAAGCACAGGAAAAGCAATTTCAGAAACATACAAAGAAATATACAAGGACGGAATAGTAGACAAGGAAGAAAGGCTTCAAATGATGAATCTGCTGAAAAAACTTGCAGATGCATTGAACAATCTGAATGTTGTAGTTACAACAAGATGATTTTATGTATTGAAAAAAGAATAATTCTATTGTACTATATTAGATAATAACAGTTAGGTGTGTAAAAAAATACAGCCGGAAAATGATGTAATAGTCATTTTCCGGCTTTTTTTATGTCTTTTGGAGTTTTCGCAATGCAGAACGAAGGTTTGAAAATCTATTCACAAAGTCCTATGCCTCATGCAGAATTTTACCGGGTAACAAAGACTTTGGCAGGAATTGTTGCTCAGCCTGTCGCTTGCATAGGATTTGCAGACAAGATTAACTTTCAATATTCATCAAAAAATCTTCTCTCTTATTCGTTCAGCAGGAATGTTAATTCATTGTATGGAGAGTTTGAAATTCAAGTAAGGGAAGATTATACAGAGCCTAAATGTGTTCTGGATATGGTGAAGCCTCTTGATATAGTGCGCATTTACGAAAAAAAGAATGAGACTGCATTTATGGGCATAGTGCAGAATGTTTCATTCGGAGCTACGGCAGGGGCTTTTAATAAGTCTGTGGTTATTTCCGGCGCGTCAATAGGAATTCTTTTTGAGATGTTTAATTTCAGCACTGACGTAACATCAATGTCATTCTTTATAAAAGATTCTGCGAACAAAGATTTGATTGAGAATCTTTCAAGTGTTGTTCAGTCAAATATTAAGAACGGCGGAAAAGGAATGTCTTTTACGCAGGCTTTTGAACAAGTCTATAAAAAATTTATAGAGATAGCCACTGATGAAAAATACTCAAGAATCGGGGCGAACGGAATATATGACATCATAAAGCTTTATTTCGGCGAGCCTTCTGCCTTTATAAAAGCCGACGGACTTAATTTTAATTATCAGATAGAGAAGAATCTTTTTGATTCCGATGAAGTGAACGTGTATTCATATTTTAAAGGACTGCTTCCTGAGCAGGTGTATGAATTCTACGAAACTGTAGACAAAAACAATCCGGTTATATTAGCAAGGGAAAAACCTTTTGACAGCGAAGTTTGGAATTCCCTTAAAAAGACAAGACTGGATCCGGCGCTTGTTACAGATTACACCATCACTAAATCCAACAAAGATGTGTACACGTGTTTTTTTGCCGTGCTTGAGGGAACCAGTTTATCATCTGATTTTTACAAAATAATCGGGGCTTCCGAACGCGGAAATTCTTGTTTTGAAAGTGATTTAGAAAAAATCAAGCAATATGGGTATCGTCCGCTTACTGTTAATTTTATCGGGTATGCAAAAGAGGCTGGAAAAAATGACGGAGAAACAAGCTATTTGCAGAGGACTTTCAAGGAGCTTAGTAAAAGGCTGAAGGAATGGTATTCAAGGCTCGATGAAATGTATACAGGCGATGTAACTATAGTTCTTGACGAGAATACTGCTGCTGTAAAAATTGGAGAACTTGTAGAACTGTGCGGCTGCACTTTTTATGTAACCGGTGAAAAACATAACTGGTCATACGGTGATTCTCCGACGGTTAATTATTCCCTTGAAAGAGGCGGAAAATACACGGCTGATGGTTTTAGTCCTATGACTAATATTTCCAAAGCATTTTCAGAACTTTTGGAGAAAGAATGATAATTAAAAATGTTGTGCATAATAAACATTCAGTTTCTCGAAAAATGGAAAGCGGAAGTTACTATTCTGGAAGAATTGGATTTTGGGGGGAAGTCAAGGAAATAGATTCTGTTCACGGCTGTGTTGATGTTATAAGCGACCAAGGAATCCGGTATAACGCCATTCCTGTATATTCAAGGGAATGGATTGTTTTGAAAGATTCGTATACTTGCGGAGAAAGATTTCTGCCGCCACAAGGTGCAAGGGTTTTTGTGCTTACTCCTACAAGAACAGTAGAGGGAGCGTTTGTTCTGTGTTCTGGCTATCCAACAGGTGAGAAATCATTGCAGAGCCTTTTTGCGCAGAATGAAGCTGAAAGCGAAACAAAACAGAATCAGTATGAACGAATCACCCAGGGCGGATGGAATATTGCAGAGAATTATTCAGACGGAAACATAACGCTTGATTCTGCTGACAAGAATATTTCCATTCAAGTAAACCCGGCGAAGAATGATAAACTAAAACAGGAGCAGGGAATAACTGTTAAAGCGTGGGATAACTTCATTGAGATAACTTCTGACGGAATAAAGATAACAGATAAAAACAAAAATAAAATAACGACTGTATCAAGCGGAATTAAGGCTGAAGATTGCAATGGGAATAAAATTGAAACCACGACGACATCGGTAAAAATAAACGGAAATCTGGAGGTGCTGCAATGAGTGCTTTAGTTGCCGTTCAAGGCTGTACAGTTTCCGTTTTGCCGCCTGTTGCCGGAGGTTCTGTAACGATTCAGACACCTGCTAGCGTAAAATGCAAGGCGGAAAGAAAAGGAATCTATTCAGGGAATATATCGGTTCTTGTTTCCGGAACTTCTTTAGGCGCGCTTACTCAGGTAAGCCCGGCGATTATAACTATAAGCCCGTCCGTTATAAAAAAATGCAAGGCAGATGGAAAAATAATGCTTGGTCTAGGAGACAAAGGACAGACTTCAAGCCCTGTAAGTTTTTCTGCCGCAATGGCAAATTCTACGGCTATAATTGCTGTTCAAATTACGGACGCAGGTCAAACAAAAGTGGTGGCTGCATAATGGAATTTTTGAACCAGACTTTATGGAGAAAAGCATATTTACTCGAATTCCGGCAAGGAGCAATAGTTGAAGAAGCGTTTACTTTTTCAGTTCCGCCACAGAGCGAGGAATTTTCTTATCCGCAGAGAATAAAGGAAACAAAAACATTCGGCGGAAGTGTTATAGAAGATTATGGAAACGACATAATATCAATATCTCTTTCTGGAACAACAATAAACCAGCAGTTGAAAATGATTTTCCGGTCAAAATTTCCGATGAAATTTCTTACAGGAGAGGAAGAAATATTCTATTTAAAAGATATTATTGAAAGATATGGAAAATTTGACAAGCTGGAACACAAGGAAGTTTATCTTTTTGCGCTGGAGAAAAACGCAGTTGCCGCCTCAAAGTCTAATAGAAAATCCTGGAGAATATGGCCGCAGGAACTTGTAATAAAAAGAAACAAAGACCGTCCGCTGTCTTATGACTATTCTTTCAAAGCGTTGGGTGTGCCAATCAGCAAGACTGTAATAAAGATAAATTCTGTTGTAAAGGCTGTTCAGGGAGTTACAAAGACTGTTGGAGAATGGACTGCCACATTGCAGAATACACTGGAGGAGTTTAGAAACACTGTAGAGAGTTTTTGGGGAGAAACAGTTGTAGCCTTTATTTCTGCAATAAAAGACTGCGCCGATTCAATCAATACACTCTGCGAAACAGCGGCTTCATATATAACTGAGAGCGTAGATTTGGCTAATAGCCTTTTTGTAGAGACCTTCAAAGAAACATCGGCTTTGGGAAATGAAATTTCACGGACTGCAACTCTTCCGTTTTCTGTTGGAATACAAGTAAATAATAACTGCAAGCAACTTATTAACTCAGTAGGAGAACTGAATGAGTGGTTTAACGATGTCGCCGGGAAAGATTCAAACAAATGGAAGCAGGCTCAGTCTAATTACGCGGCTTCTTTTTCGGATTTGAAAGACGCATACAAAGCTTTGATTAGTGAGATTGAGAAAAATGCAAACGGACTTGTTTCTCAGGCAAAAAAGGAAGTTTCCCAGCATAATGAATTTCCGCTAATTGTTCCTGGTTCTGACGGAGAGAGCGACAGTGTTATTGTAGCACATGGCTACAAGCAGTATTCATTCAAGGATGGCGACACATGGGCAAGCATAGCATACAGGTTTTACAATGATTCAGATTATGCCGCTATGCTTCAACTATACAATAAAGATATTTCCCTTGAAGAGTTAAAACCGGGAGATACTATTTATATTCCGGTCATTGAAGATAATTCACAGAATAATACAGACAATGATGTTTATAACGAATTTGGTGTTATGGATGTCTGCGGAAAGGATATAAAGATTGAAAATTCTGATTTAGCGGTGAGAAACGGGGATTTTCAATTGACCTCTGGGCTTGGCACGATAAACCAGGCAATAACCAGCAGGCTGAATACAACTATAAATTCTCGTGTACGGAATGTTGTATATGGAATAAGAAATGAATCAGGAATTCCAGAAAATGGAAAAGATGCCGCGGCTACTTATATCTCGGCCTCTGTTGAACAGACTATTTTAGCAGATCCTCGAGTTGAATCTGTTGAGGCTCTTGAATGGACGGGAACAGGAGCAGCTCTTTCGATTCATGCGACGTATACAACTGTTTCAGGTGAAAAAATGACATATACAGGAGTGGTTTGAATATGGAAACAAAGAATTTTGCTGATTTGCTGGCTAATATGAAAAATTATATGATTGCAAACCAGTCCAAAGTAACAGATTTTAACAGAGGCTCTATAGTCATGACGCTCTTTGAGGCTGTTGCAAACATTATAGAACAAGCATACATAGATACTCGGAATGGCTACACAAACAACCTGAAACAGCTGGCAACTTCTATTTTTGACTTCAAAAGGAAGGAAGGGCAGAAAGCGAGCGTAAATATCTATTTTACGAGAAATTCGGCAGGAAAGACTTCTCTTAATATTCCATCCAATACAATTATTTCTGACGGAACTCACAATTTTATAACAACTTCAATAGCAGTAATTCCGGCAGGGAAAACCGATTCTACAACAGTTTCTGCAACAGCAGAAAAAATTGGGGAAGAATATAATGTTGCCACAGGTTCTATCAATACAATTGTATCTTCTGTTGCCGGAGAAGTTGTGGCGGTTACAAATTCTGCGAGAGCTTCCGGAGGCTCCAGCTCTGAAACCGAATCGGAAATGCTTTCAAGATTTAAAACTTATATCAATGGGCTTCAAGGGACTAATTTTTATGGGCTAAAAGCCGGAATTCTTGCTCTGAGCGATGATAAATATAGCGTCCGTTCTGTGGGAATTGTTGAGCATTTTCCGCCTATAACTGATGACAGTGAAAATGTCTACAATGTAACTGTATATGTTGATGACGGAACCGGGGCAATGACAGACGGATTGAAAAACAGGATTTCAGACTTGGTTAATGGAGATGGAACAAAAGATAACCCTGGATTGAGAGCGGCTGGAATAAATGTTCAGATTTTGCCTGCAAACCAGATTTCAATCAATATAAGCGTATCTATTCAGATTTACAGAACTGAAAATGCTGTTGCAAAAAAAGAGATTACAGAAACCTTGACAAATTTTATCAACAGCCTTGAAATCGGAGAGAATGTTATTGTGTCGGATTTGGTAATGACACTTAGGCAAATCTCTTATGTAACAGACGTGCAGCAGCTGAAAATAGGAACTAAAGACTTGGGAATTGAGAACATTATTGTCGGGCAGAACCAAATTGCTCGCATGGGAAAGATTGCTCTGACATTTATTCAGTAGGAGGCTCAGCGAATGACTATCAAGGAACAGTTAAGAAGCAATTTTCCGAACAGCATAGATAAAACAAAGACAGAATTTTGCGCCCTTGTGGCAAATGACAAGGGAAATGCGGCTGTTGAAGCTGTTCTGACGGAGCTTCTTGCTTATATGAATGAATGGAAAAACTCAAAGAATATATATGAGCAGGAAGGCGTAATGCTTGATAAGACGGCAAATATGATTTCATACCTTGAGCGTTTTACAGATGAAACTGATGAGCAGTACAAGAACAGAATAAATGCAATATTTGTGAGGCATAATGATACTGTGTGGGGAACTCCGTTCAACATCAAAAGAGTTTTTGAACAGTATTTCTCGCTTGCAAATGTTTATGTCGTGGAGAACACAGGAACAGCAGATGAAAATCTAATAGAGGATTTCGACTTTGACACGGCACATAGCGATAACTGGGCTTTAACGGATGCAGAGATATGTATTCCTGCGCGGTTTTCAAAAACTTTTGGAGTAAGGTTTAATTCCGGGGGAAAATGTGAACAGACTGTAATAAAACTTACAGGGAAACTGTATTATCTTCATTTTTTCCACAAGGGAAATATAAGAGTAACTGTTCAGTCTAATACAGGTCTTTACTGGACCGGCTGCAAATGGCAGGACGGAATTTCATATATAGCAAGGAATGGCACAGAGTGGCAGGATTCACAGGTTTTTATTAAACTTGCTGATTCTATGAATTCAGTTACGGTTACATTTTATGGGGCTGCCGATTCCTATATGGACTATGTAAGGCTCACGGAATATAAATTTCCGTCTTTTACGGTTTTTATTCAGATGGAAGGGAGTGTGGTTAAAAGTGCGCTTGCACTTGCGCCGGGCAAAGAAGACCCCTATACACCGCTGAATTATAACCTTGCAGGATATTATGACCAGGCATTTTTAACCGGGGTTGCAGCCGGCTTTGCAAAAGACCTTTATGAGGACTTGCTTTCCTACATAAAGGCAGAGGGTGTAAAAGCCTATCTTGAAATTATAAATAAAGATTATTCAGATGATGAATAAAGGAGAATATTATGGCAGATACAGAAAATTCAACATTCAACACTTCAAGGGTTCTTGGAAACGAAATTGTAAAAGCAGATGATTTTAACTTTGGTTTTGAATCGCTTATTCATAATATATCTAAATTTGCACAGATGATTTTTGAGTGCGAAAGGGATTTTGTTATCGGCGGAAAGGTAAGTGTGGATTCCGGCACGAATGTAAAGATTGCTCCGATTTTTGGCGTATGCGCTTCAACTGGAGCCCCGTTCGGAATGACGGAACAGTCTGATGTCATTTCTATTACTCAGAACGATTATCATAGCCGTGTAGATATAATAGAAGCAAAAGGCGAATGGGTTACTTATGATGAGCAGCAGAGGGCTTTTAATGACCTTGATAACGACATTGTTACATACCAGAATATTGATGTAAAACAACGGCTTAAAGTAACATACCGGGTAAAGAATGGTGTGAACGATTCTGTTACAGCTCCTGCAACGGATGAAGGCTGGGTAAAGATTGCAGAAATCAAATATGCAAGAGGAACAGCTGAACTTTCGCAGTCTGACATTCTGAATATTACGGCCGATGTTGCAGACCTTGAAAATTCCGAATGGACAAACGAAAAAACAAAAACTTACAATGTTAATTATATTTCAAGCGTAAACGAGCGTTTCAGGGTTGAGCATAATGTAGACGGAACTCATAAGAACGGTGTTATTCATGCGGCTCAAGTTGATTTTGGTACAGGCAATAAGCAGGTGAACGCTTCAAAAATACCTGTTACATCTTCGGGAACTGTAGGAAATGCAACTTATACAGCCGGTAATTCTGTCAATGCAACACTTGTTTCTTTTGCCAATCAGATAACTACTATTTACAACAACTATCTTAAATACGGTGCAAATTGCTTCAAGGGAGAAGTGGCTTTAAGTCTTCTTGCAGACGGTAATGTCCTTAAAAAGCCTCTTGTTTTCGGGGCAGCCGGAGACGGAACTGCATACTGTAAGATAGGAACTAAAAATATTTTCTCTATTACAGCTGACGGAAAACTGAGAATGGTGGCAGGATATGTACCTTCCGACAGTATGGATGTTGTAACAAAAAGAGTTACGGATGCAATAAACAATGTTATAGACGGTATAGACAAACGCGTTACAACTCTTGAAAGTACAAGCGACAGTACTGTATATGCGAACAATCTGTTCAGCCGTTTTTCGTATGTAGCCGGAAAAATAGATGCTGCAACGACTGCAAATATTTCTTTGAGCGGCTTGCAGACTGTAGACGGAATTTCTCTTCGTGCAGGTATGCTTGTCCTGGTTAAGAATCAGACGGATGCAAAAAAAAACGGAATTTATGAGGTAAACTCAAACGCATGGCAGCGTCATTCTGAATTTGTTACATTTGCACTTATTAAGCATAAGCTTTATATAATCGGAGGCGGTTCTGCAAATAAAAATAAGATTTTCTATACACCGCAGGAAAATTTTTCAGGTAAACTTGGAGAATCAAATCTTACTTTCAGTGAATACGGCAAAATTGATACACAGCAGATAAAGGATGCGGCGGTAACAAATGACAAAATAAAGGATAGTTCTATCGCTTTAAGTAAACTTCAGCAAAATGCACTTTTAAATTTTGTTTATCCAGTAGGAAGTCTTTATTGGAGTTCAAAAAATACAAATCCAAGCACTTTATTTGGTGGAACTTGGACGCAGATTAAAGATAAGTTTGTGTTGGCTTGCGGTGATACCTATCCTACTACAGGAGCAACCGGTGGCAACGCAAGTATAAAATTGACAGTTGCAAATTTACCAAGCCATAGTCACACATTCACACCGAGCGGAACAATAAAGAGTACCTTCACAGGC